TACATTTGAAACTTCACTCATAATTCCCAAATCAGATATTACTTTTTCATATCCTCCAAAAGTATATGTAGCATCTACTTTATTTCCTTGAACTATTGTTGTCCTTACAGTTCCATTTGTAAATAAATATGATTTAATATCATCTGGATACCTTAAGTTTGTAAATGTAGAACCTACAGGCCTATTTAAATACTCTACAGTAACATGGTCCCCACCATTGATATTTACACCCTTTGTAGCAGAATCGCCCAATTGTGCAGGTGTATTATTAAATATATATAATTTATGAGCTTCATCATCATTACCGAGTGGATATTTCATAATATATCCTTCATTATTAGCAAATTCTCCATATGCACTCATACGTGCATTGCATGCATCTATTCCAAGAATTGTTGTAGTCTTTCCATGATTTACATACTTAAAACAACTTGGTAGATAATAAATTTCATTCTTGGTTCTATCTTTTATAGGAATTGCTCTAATTGAATAGCTAATATTACTGGCAACTCCTGTTAAATCAGTAGCTAGTCTTTCGAGATTACCATCAAAACTACCTAATATACTCCTTATATTATTATAGTTAAGACCTATTAACTCTAATACTTTATCTTCACTATTAAATAAATCAGGGCTCTCTAATAGCGATTCTACTCCATCTATTCCCCTATACAGTTTAAAATAGGGTGATTCAATAGTAAATTTACTATCTTTTGATTTAAAAATATTATCATTCAATAAAAGATCTAGAATACTTACCTTTTCAGTAGGGTCTTTAAATTTTTTAATAAGTTCTTTTCTATTTTTATCATAGTTCTTTTCTTTATGTTTTTTAGAACTATTTAATAAACTTGTTAAAGTATCTTTTCCTTTTCCTTTTGGTTTTTTTTCTTTCCCCTTTGCCCCACCTGATGCAATATAAGAAACAAACCTTTCTTCATAAATGGATAAATCTAAATCATGTTTTGTATCTGCAGTATTAATTGCAAATAATTTGGCTAAAGTGCTAGCCATCTCCTTACTGTTTATAATTAAATACTGCGGATAAATTGCCACGCGAGATCTTGACAAATCTTCTGCCAGATTTTATCCTGCACATACAGCTTATCGCGGTTTTTGAGAAGAGGGAAACTCGGTAAATACTCATCGAGTTCCAGGAGTTCGCAGAACTTGTACAAGACATAGGAATAGGAAAGGAAGTTACTGCGACCTTTAGGGCAATGCTTCTGGAAGGACGGCTGGATCTCCTTGAACATGTAGCGCAACTTCTCTTCGATTTCTCTTGACATTACAGGTGCATTTTGCCCATTGAGGCGATTCAAGATATGCGGAACGTGCTCGTAATATTTATTATAACCGAGTTTCCGTAGAATCTCTTTTATCTTATTCGGTTTTAGCATCTTATAATCAGAGATTCTCTCCTTCTGCAGCTCATCTACTATCTCATCATAGACGATCTTCGGAATTTCAGTACTTTCCTTTGCCTGGAACTGTGCAAGCCATTCATTAAAATGGTTAATGCGCTTATATGCATAATAGCTGACTTCGCGAGGCGGATCCTTGTAACTTGGCTTATCACTGTCGATTAAAACGAATTCCTGGTATCCACACTTTGGGCATGTAAAAAGCGCCTCATTTTGAGAAAATACCATTTCAGTCTGGCAGCCTTCGCACTCACCATAAGGGTCATTAAGAACCTCTGTCGTGCTGCGCGCATGCTCAGGATCAACCTTTTGCAAATAATTCTCTAAGATCTTGTCGCGGCGCAGTGTTTCTCCTTTTGGCGCAGTAGTAGGTGCAGGCACGTCGCCTGCTGCACTTTGCAAAGAACTCATGATATCTCCAGGCTTTGACTTGTAGGTCGTCGTTTTTAGAATACCTTCTGCACCTGAATTAATGCGATCTTGTACATCATAGTACTGATATAGAAGCTCGCCAGCATTCAAATAATAATCAAAGATCTCATTTCCATTTGCACGTTTTTCGATTTCTTTATTGAGTACCTTCATCTGTTGCTGTGTTTGCTCATATGCAATATCATCAGCGACAGTTCCAAGGCCATTTTCAAGCTCATCATATTTAGTTTGTAAATCCGCGACTTCTTCCTGACGTTCTTTCATCGACGCAAGTTGCACCTGATGCACTGTGTCGAGAGTTGTTCTCGATTCAGGATTACTTCTCTTTGTTGCTCGAATCTTAAAAAAAGCATCCTTTGTTTGCATGTTAATTAAGTTCTATAGGATTTCATGTGTGGTGTTTAGACCCCGCCAATAAATACTGGCAAAATTGAATTTCATTATTATTATTAAGTTAATAATGAAATTCACTAAAGAATTGTTGGATAGTATTATAAAAGAAGGGGGAGCAACTTTATTGGAATCATATACAAAATATAATCAACGCATGAGAGTTAAATTTAGATGTTCCTGTGGTGCTGAAACAAATAAGAGATTTGAGATGTTAAATCGTTATAGGTATCCATATTGCGACACATGTAGTTTGAAAATAAAAGAAAATAAACATGTTGAAACATGTATAAGAGAGTATGGTGTTATTAATACAGCACAATTACCAGAAATAAAAAAGAAAATAGTTGATGCTTACACTAAAAAATATGGCATGCATCCTAAAAAAACAGAAGAGGTTCAAAATAAATGGAAGGAAACATGTCTTAAACGATATGGGGGTCATCCCAATCAAAATGTAGATGTACAAGCAAAATCTGAGAAGTCTTCATTTGCATATAAAGATTATATGTTTCCTAGTGGCAATCTTGTTAGATTACAAGGATATGAAAATATAGCATTAGATGAACTTATTCAAAAATATGATGAAGAAGATATACATATAGGAAGATTACATGTTCCTAATATACCATATTACATCGATGATACTAAACATATATATTTCCCAGATATTTATATTAAATCTGAAAACAAGATAATTGAAGTAAAATCTGAATGGACAATTCAATTACATAGAGCAAATATTGAAGATAAAGCACATGCTACGATAGAAAATGGCTATAAATATGAAATTTGGATTTATAATGGAAAGGGAATAAAAATAGATATCATTAAGTTTTAAACAATTTAACCCCCGGCTCCCTAACTCTGAATTTGGGATTTCCTCCTGAACTTTGAAAGTTTCCTTTTTCCGCCATTCCGGCAGTTTTTCAAAATTTTTTCTGACTAACGGTTATAAACTATCATGACCGGAGGAGGCCTTATGCAACTTGTCGCCTATGGTGCCCAGGACGTTTACCTCACTGGCAATCCCCAGATCACCTTCTTTAAGGTCGTCTACCGCCGCCACACCAACTTCGCCATGGAGTCCATCGAGAACCCGTTCAACGGCTCTCCTGGCTTCGGCAAGCGTGTCACCTGCACAATCCAGCGCAACGGTGACTTAATCCACCGTATCTACCTCCAGGCCACGCTCCCCAAGGTCTCTCTCCAGACCACGGACGGCTCTGGTGCGCAGTTCCGCTGGCTCAACTGGGTTGGTCACAACCTTGTCAAGTCCGTCGAGCTCGAGATCGGCGGCCAGCGCATCGACAAGCACTACGGCCAGTGGATGCACATCTGGAATGAGCTCACGCAGGAGGCTGGCAAGCAGGCCGGCTACGCCAAGATGGTTGGCAACGTTCCCCAGCTCACCAACCTCCTCGTCCAGGGCGGTGAGGGCTGCGACGATGACTGCGCTGGCGGCGAGCCGAATGCCTCCCCTGAGGTGCTCAACTGCAGCCCTGAGTACACGCTGTACATCCCTCTGCAGTTCTGGTTCTGCCGCAACCCTGGTCTTGCGCTCCCGCTGATCGCGCTCCAGTACCACGAGGTCCGCATCAACCTCGAGTTCAACGACCTCCGCAACCTCTGCTGGGACATCTCCCCGCAGCTCACGAGCAACCTCCACACGATCCGCGACCGTGTCAATGGCCAGAACCTCGTCGCCGCGTCCCTCTATGTCGATTACATCTACCTCGACACGGATGAGCGCCGCAAGTTCGCCCAGGTCAGCCACGAGTACCTGATCGAGACCCTGCAGTTCACGGGCGGTGAGTCAATCACCTCCTCCAGCAACAAGCTCAAGCTGAACTTCAACCACCCGTGCAAGGAGCTTGTCTTCGTTGTCCAGCGCGACTCCTACGTCGCCTGCGACGATGCGACGGTCAACCCGTGGAAGGGTGCCCAGCCGTTCAACTTCAGCGACTGGTGGGACCGGTCAGTGCTCGAGTCTGGCTACTCCGTCACGCGCTTCGAGGGCATGGCGGGCAAGAACCCCGTTGTCACTGCGCTCCTCCAGCTCAACGGCCACGACCGGTTCCAGGTCCGCGAGGGACGCTACTTCAACGAGGTCCAGCCTTACCAGCACCACACCAACGTGCCGGCGGTTGGCATCAACGTGTATTCCTTCGCGCTCCAGCCTGAGCAGCACCAGCCCAGCGGCACGTGCAACTTATCACGCATTGATAACACCACGCTGCTCCTCACGGTCTCCAACAACGCGGTTGGCACCACGACATCCTCCACGGTATACATCTATGCGACGAACTACAACGTTCTCCGCGTGATGTCTGGCATGGGCGGACTTGCTTACTCAAACTAAGCGTGAAACCACCCAGTGGTTTCCGGCTTGTTGTGTTATTAATTGAATAATTTATAAAAAATGATTAACTAATTTAATTGATTAGATAATTATTTTAATTAGCAGTCCTTAAGCGCATCATACAGCTCAACGTACTCATCCTTATAACTCATCTCCTTCTTGATCTTTTTCATGATAGACTCCATAAGCTCAAGGAGATCCGCGCCCTTCACCACCTTTTGTGTCTGTGGCTTATTGACAAGAATAGGAAGCGCAGTTTGCTGCACTTGTGTAGCAACCACAGGAGCAACCACAGGAGCAACCACATGCACACCTGAACTAACAGGCGTCTCAACCGGTGCCAAGGGAAACACAGGAACAACAAGAGGAACAACAGGTTCAGGCTTCCTCTTTGCGGCGATCACCTCATTGAAGTATTTCCAAATCTCATCCGCCTTTTCCTTCTTAACTGCCTTGACCATCCGAGTAAAGTTCTTAGGGAGACTCTCGCCGTCAAACTGATTTTTATTCTCCTGGATCCCCATAACCCTATCCTGCGGATTATTTTGCATAGAGATCGGATTGAAAGAAACCTCGCACTGGATCAGCTTGATACCAAGCATTGCCTCACCATTTGCCCGCGCATTTGAGATATTCACTTCAGGGAAGTTAAATGTACCGATGACCATATTGTTCCTCACGAGCTTATTGAAAGCAAGATAGTTCTTCTTATCCTCTCCAAGATGAAGAGTGTTATAGCTATTTGTCTTATCAACAGCAGTTAGTAGTCGCGGATTCTCACTGTCAAAGATCTCAGGATCAACCCGCAGACCAACCTTTACAGTATAATCTCCCACGTGCTGGAATCCACGCAAATTCCGCGTAGCTTCCTTAGGATCAATAGTAAATCCCTTTCCAAAGGGGATGATTTCAAGTACATGGCCTTCCTTCCTCCATAGAAAGCGATCACCTTCTTCTCCAGAATGCTGCTCAATCTTTACTTCTGAAATGCCCTTATAATACTCATTCTCCTCTGCACCGAAATAGTTGTACATATCAAGTGTAAGAGTCTCTTCATTCTCATAGTGTTTATAGAGAAACCGAATCTTCTCGCGCCCAAATACAATTCCAATGCTATCGAGAGGATTACACTCCTCCTTCACGAAATTCCTAGAGATTACGTCGCGGAGAGAATCAGAATAGCGGAACTTAATTGTGGTCCCATGAGGAACACTACGCTCGGCAATGAACTCGTTCTTTTCATCTTCTGTCATCTCCATGCACTGCACCATCCCTGTATAGCGCCCTGTTGCATGAATTACACTCCAAGGAACAAGAATATGGAGAAATACACCATCAGGGCGCCGTGTAAAGAGGCTCACATCAGTCTTTCCACTCAGAATGTAGAGTGAAGGTTTTGCACCAATACCAGAGACGCCGCGACTCGAATCACCTGCATGATTCTCACGATGGAGGGCGAACATATTCTCAGCACCCTTTTCATCCATACCACGTCCTGTATCAATGAACTTGATCGACTCCCTCTGTACGGAGAAAAGCAGTGTCTTCGATGGAGAAGAAGGCATTGTATCCATTGAATCCAAAGTGTTTGCTACAAGTTCTAGCAAACACTTTGCAGGTGAATAGCCACGATGGCTAAATCCATTTACGTATCCGCGCTCATCAAACTCACCAATACTACGTGATGCCATTGTGCCTGGTTTAGGCGCGCCAAACCGTTTTCAAATTTTATGTCACGCAATACCAATGGACATACACTATTATTGTGTAGCATTACCCCAACGCGCAGAGAATGTTGCAAAGATAAGAGAAACACTCCCATCTTTAACAATGATTGAAGCATGTAATGGTGCTCTTTTTACTAAAGAATTCATTGATAAACTGAAAATGGATGGATTTTTACCGAGCGATGGGATTGATAAACATGTACTAGGGAGAAATATATCTGTTGGACAAGTTGCTTGTTTTATGAGTCATCAGCGCACTCTTCTAACGATTTTACAACAGGAAGAGCCCTATGCAGTTATTGTAGAAGACGATGTTGAACTCTGCCCTGGATTTGTCGAGAATGTAGAGAATGTTATTCGTTCAAAAGAACAGAGTGATTTTGATCTAATTCGTCTGCATGTTGTGGATAGCCAAAAAGTCCTTTTACCTGCAGATTTAAAAGGGATCATGCCAGTACCAAATGGTTTTTGGGGAACCGTTGCCTATCTTGTAAAAAAGAAAAATGTGCCAGCGATTCTTGCAGCACTCTTTCCTATGAATTCAACAATTGATATCCAGCTATCGTATAGTAATTTATCTCAATATGTCGTTGTAGGAATTCCCTTTATAAAGGAACAGAATATTCCTTCTTTTCTAAATACTGAAGCGAAAAGGTACATTAACGACTAAAGTAGAACACCTTGTATGCATCAAGTCCATTCTTGTAAATATACTGGAGCTGCCGCATAATGAATGAAATACTCGAACCATTCAAGCTATTACTGTCCCGCATATTATCACGTAGGGCAATCTCAAGCTTTGCAGGTGCTGCAAATGAGTAGCCGCCGCTGCCAGGATCGCGCCTGAAACAGCCCCAGAGATTCATAGTCTCAACTAGATCATATGCATCCTTCAGAAGAAACCGGTGACTATGATCCTTGATATAAGAGAAGTTTCCACTGCGAGGCTTCTTGTCCTTAACAAGACGATTGCGGAGATGATAGACCATTTTAGCTGCTATAGTGCAGATGAGGAGCGCGTTTCAATTTTTCGAGACGGCCGATACAGACGCCGCGACTGAATGGAATCTACCTCTCCAATTTCCTCATCTGTCATCCAGTTGATGCCCTTTCCAATGAAGGTTACCAGAGTAAAGAGTAGCCCAATCATCATTGTACTATAAAGACTCTGTGTATGAGTAATAATACTCATCATAAACTGGCAGAATGTACTATCCATAATCACTAGACTCTGTACAAATCCCATTACTCCCTGTGGCGCACAGAAACACATATAGAGATGCGTAGAGGAATATGCAAGAAACCCAACACCTACTGCAGTTACAAGAGTATATCCACCCATTCGGCTACACAGTGATGCCATTACATGAATATGCTGAAGGCAAACTGTCAAATTTATTAACGTCGTGACTTAAATTTAAGGAAGTCATTACTTCCTTAAATTTAATGTCCTACGACTAATTTGATGATACAATAAATTTAAGGAAAACTCAAAGAGTTTTCCTTAAATTTAAGTATCAACGTTACAAAGGCGGAGCTGAATCAGATTCCCAAATAAGTTCAATATGTGACCAACGATCTAATGCTAGCATATTCTGCACAGCAAGAAGACGCCGTTTAACAGGATCTTTATCGGTGAGGCGACGACTGAAATGTTTCCAGTACCACTCGAATTTCAAGCATTCTATTTTATCTACAAATCCAACACAGTGGCACATGCGTTTCCAAGCATGAGGGCCACGGTGGATAGCGACTGCCGTTGTTCGGCGCGCGCCTCCTTTTATTTCTGCATTATGTTGCCGCAGACGTCGATCTACATCAATGGTTGCGCCAACATAGGTTTGGATAGGTTCAGAGCAAGTAACGAGTAAATAACTTGCCCATGGAGCAGACATTCTATTACTGGTGAATAAATAACGTCTAAAGCGCCGCGTAAATAGAATGAAGATGGAAACGGATATATTTAAAACATTTCGCCAAGTCATTATCTGGGGATTTCCTCTTCATTCACACACACATTCCTATATACATGGCGCATGGGTAAAAACATTTAAACATTTAGGTATAACTGTACATTGGTTTCATGACAAAGAATATCCAACAAATTTCGACTATTCGAACTCTTGTTTTATTACAGAAGGGTGGGCCGATGAGAACATACCTGTGAATTCCTCTTCAACCTATTTTGTCCATATTGCAAAAAATCCAGCAAAGTATTTATCGAAAGGTGCTAGGTTAATTGAAATTAGATATAATGTATTGGAAATTTATGATTTCAATTATGATTATGTTCTTCCAAAGGATCCTATTTATATTAGCAGAGAGACACTCTATGAGCGTGTAGAAGATGATTCTGCAGTTGCATTTAGGCGCGACCGCAAACCAGCAAAAGCACCCTATGAAGTTGCATATATGATGTGGGCAACTGATCTTTTACCGCATGAATTTAATTATAATGATGCCGAAGCAGTTCATACAAATGAGATTTATTATATTGGATCCGTAGGAGAAAATCATCCTTTTCTAGAATTTGCACAGCATGCAAAGAAGGCGGGTCTGCAAGTAAGACATATTGATCCATGGAGCAAACCCGTTTCCTATGAAGAAAATATTATGCTTATGAAGCGATCCTATTGCACTCCTGATTTCAGGTCTGGCGGTGATAAGGATAAGGAGGAACTCTATGGAAAGATGAATGGTACAAATCATCTAGACATTGGATATATTCCTTGCCGTGTTTTCAAGGCCATAAGTTATGGCCAATCTGGGATTACAAATTCTAAGAGAGTGAAGGAGTTACTTGGCGAGCACGTGGAATATGCTGCAACTCCTGCAGATGTATTGCCTCTTGTTGAAAAGAGGAAATATGACAATGAGTGGAGGAAATCTGCAATGCGCCATGTGGCTGAAAACCATACATTTCTTCAACGGGCGAGAGATCTTGCACGTATTCTAAAAATGCGCTCTTGGACAACAACATTTGTCAGCGGACTCTATGATATTGGGCGCGAGGCGATTGATGGGCGCAGCATACGCGATTATACGAAATGGGCCGAACTTACACTGAAATCAATCAAGGACCCATTTGTGTTTTTCTTGGATAAAAGTCTTCGACTCAAAGATACTCTTCTAAAGATGCGCTCCCCAGTAGGGCCAATTCAGATTATTGAAACATCTCTTAATGAAATTCCGATGTCAAAATATTATGATCAGGTTAAACGAATTCTAGAACATCCTCCTCCCTTGAAGTATCCAAAAGATATTACAAATATTCTCCCATATTACGTACTTATACAATACAGCAAGTTTGGGTGGCTCGAAAAGACGATATCTGCAAATCTGTTTAAAACAACCCAGTTTTCTTGGATCGATGCAGGGTTTTCAAGATTCTATGATACAGAGAAAACCTATACATCTATAAAGGCAGAAACAGGGCAGTTCTATTGTAAAGTGAATGACAGAGAGAGTATAATTGCAGGCCTCAATCCTGAAACATACATCACTACGAATGAATGTATTCTGCAAGGTGGTCTATGGGTAATGTCACCAAATTCCTTTCCAACTGTGAAGAATGAAGTTATGCGTATTTGGGAAGTTGAGATGCTCTCTAAAGGACGCATTGATAATGAACAAATTGCACTCGCGCTTACTTGCAAAACGAATAGGTCAGTCTTTCAACTTGTTCCAGATATGTTTGCGAAGTTTTTTAGTGTAATATGTTAGATGGAAAGCGTTGTGAAGGATCTACCGAATCTTTCAGTCTATGAAAATCTGACCCATGTACCTCATTTTCTCACCGCTGCGCTTGTTGTCGTCAGCGGTGTTATCTTAATTGCGCGCTATTATCCCGAAAAGTTTGGTGGCGAGAGTTTGAACCAGTGGTATGATTCCTTTGGCCTCGAAGGTGTGACGGCGAATCTCTCACTTCTTGTTCTAGGCTTCATGATAACACAGTATCTCTATACGGTCTATGTGGAACCGATGGTAGGTGGGTGGAAGCCTGTGTATTTTGTACTTCTTTTCCTGGTGGTGCAGATCCTCCATGACATCATTTTCTACTATGCGGTTGTCAAGCCTCTACCGAAGGGGATGAATGATATGATTGATGTCTGCAAGAAATATGTGGATGAAAATGGTGTATCTGTGATTACGGCAAATTCGCTCGTTATCATTGTAGCGACAGGGATTACCTTTGCACTTGAATGCGCACCGATGGCTGTAGCGGTGGCAGTTGCTGCTCTTGCTGCGTATTCGGTTCCGTTTGGTATCAATACAAAAACCCAGGGTACATATAGATGGGTGTCACCCGAAGAAAAAGCCAAACAGGAAGAAAAGGTCAAAGAAAAGGTACAAGAAAAGAAAGAAATTACGCCTTGGGACCTCTTAAAACCGCAGGTGCAACAAAGGGGGGCGCAGTCGAGCAATTTGTTGGATTAAAGAATACATGTGGAAATGACTGTTTCATTAATTCGGCGATGCAGATGCTTTACCATTTAGATGGATTTCGCGAAAAGGTATTGGCGTTTGAAAATGGAACCCCAGGAACAAAGGCCCTCAAAACTATATTTCAGGAAATGCAGAAATCTGGAACTCCAGTTGTAGATATTCACACGGATGCGATGGCTAAAAGACTATGGAGAGGATGTCTGCGTATTGAGAATTTATCGAGACAAGAAGATGCCGCCGAGTTTATCAGTAATTGCGTAATGGAAAGGTCTAAAAACGAAGGTGCATCTTCTTTCATAAATAGTATCTTTTTTAAAGAACAATTGATAAAGCAGTGTATAATGCCAAATAAGACAACATATGGTAGAACAATAGTTGCAGGCGATAATGAGTATAAATCGGTCCTTGATTTAAAAGTTCCAGCAAAAAGTGTTGATACGCTATTTACAAATTACTTTAAAGAAAAGATACAAGAACGTGAGCTAAGAGGAGTGGAATATACAGTTGAAGAGCGTGAAGAGTATGTTCCTGGTATAGGTGAATATCCTGCGGAATATCCACCTAACGGAAAAAGAAAACGACCAACAACATTTTGTCGCGATAATGAAATTATTGAACATTATGCTCTTTCAGAAATAGGCGAATACCTATTAGTTAAACTTCCGAGATATACAGCACTTGGAGGAAAATATAGGGGTGTAATTAATTTAAATAAATCCTTAACAATCCCTGTAGGGGATAAAGAAGCTGTTCTTTCTCTTGAAGGATTTATTGTCCATATAGGTCCTAGCCCTGCAGGTGGCCATTATATATATTATGGAAAGTCTAATAGGAGCAATAATGAGTGGTACCTATTTAATGATTCTACTGTATCGTCTCTAACGTGTGACGATAGTCCTAGTGTAAAGTTTCTTCCAAAGGAAGTGAAACCAACAGGCTTTGTAGGTCGTTTGAGGGGTAAGGTATCTACTGTAACAGAACAACTAGAAGATAAAGTTACGAATGATCTAATAAATAAAAATGCAGTTCTTTTATCCTATAAAGTGGTAAATTATGCTGACCTCAATCAAACAAATATGGTTGTTGTCCCTGATACTTCTAAAAGATTAACTGTAAATAATGTTCAAAAATATTTTAATAATGTTAATCTTGATAAATCTAAACTTTTATCATTAGGGTATAGCTTAGAAAACATAAATAGAGAGTATTCAAAAAATAGAAATTATGATAAAGCACTGCAGAGGCTACAGAGTGCTGCAAATGCTGCAGTTGCTTCTCCTAGAGAAACTAGAAAAAAACAAATAGCAAAAAATGAAGCTGCTGCAAGGAATTTACAGAAAGAACAAAATGCGACCCTTGCGCAGAAATTACAGGAAGTAGAACAAAATGCTGATCTTGTAAGGGGATTACAAGAAAGACAGGATGCTTTAATTGCAGCTAAGCTACATCAGAAAGAAACAGACGCTGCCCTTGCAGCCGCGCTCGCCAAAGAATAAAAAATCATTATAGAATTTATAAAATTCATGGATGATTAATTTACGGACCAGCTTGAGTACGACCGAGCATGTATAAGCAAGTACCATCAGAAACAAAGGAAGCTGTATGTGTTGCTAAAGCTGCTATGCTTAGATCAGTTGTACCAAATTTTACAGTAGCTTCAGTATCTTCAAGAGTAATTGCTTGTGATGAATTATTATTAATAAAAATAATATATACTACCTGGCCAACTGCAAGATTAGAGGCAGATAGTGTAATGGTGCTGTTGTTATTACCTGAATGAGTTAATTTCCAAACCTGTCCAAGGGCAGCATTAATTGTATAGGAAGCAGTTGTTGTAAAGTTAAACTCAGTTAAAGTATTGCAGCGAACGACACCACTTGTGACAACGACATTGCCAGACGTAACCGTGACGTCGCCAGATGAGACCGTGAGCGACGGCGTTCCAGACGCGATGCCGCTGCCAACGATCGTCTCGCTGTTGCCCGTGATGGTGCCGAGGGTAAAGACAGGCGCGCCCTTATCGACCTCCGTATCACCGTTGGGATTAACACCACGCGGAACATAATCGGGCTTATCCGTATTGTAAATTGCAAAGATCTTCGAGTTCGGGTCAATGAATCCATTGAGGAAGCTGACGGAATCAAAGACACCTACCATGTATGTCTTTACACCTGAGTAGGGGCCGACACCGTTTGTCGTATCACCCGCCGTAATAATACCGCTCGGATACAGCTTCTTTCCATTCTCAACTAAAATGCGATTCGCGGGGCAGAGGTCCTGCGTTGTCGTAACAGGCGTAAGAGTACCTGCCTTCACATACGTGGTAGGGTTCATTGTTACCGTGTATGTAAAGAAGTCATTGTAGAAGGGCGCCGTTGAAATATAGCTGCGGCGGCTAGCATTCGGAACTTGACCTAAATTATTCGTGGCAACGGACATCTATACTTAGCAATTAGAAAATTTGAAGCCGCTGCCTAAATGCTTGTAAGGTTACCTAGAAGAATGACATCCTTTCTTCGTCTCATTGATCCGACGAAGCCGTGTGAGACATGTCCGCCGACTCAATTCACATTCCCTCTCGACCCTTTCCAGCAGCACGCGATTTCTGCAATCTCGAAGGATGAGAATGTCCTCGTGACTGCAAAGACTGGATCAGGGAAGACTCTTGTCGGTGAGTATCAGATCTACCACAGTCTCGCAAAGGGAAAGAAGGTCTTCTATACAACTCCTATTAAGTCTCTTTCCAACCAGAAGTTCCACGATCTGAAAAAGATGTGGCCTGGACGCGTGGGAATCATGACAGGCGATATTAAGTTCCAGCCAACTGCAGATATTGTCGTCATGACAACAGAGATTCTGCGCAATCTTCTCTTCAAGTATAATTCAACGACCCGTGAGCTCGGAATTACCGCGTCCCTTTCCCTTGATGATCTAGACGCGGTAATCTTCGACGAGGTCCATTATATCAACAATCGTGAGCGCGGCCGTGTGTGGGAGGAGACACTTATCCTCTTGCCGCCGCGTGTAAATCTCGTACTTCTGTCGGCGACGATTGAGGGACCAGAACTCTTTGCAAATTGGCTAGGCAATCTCAAGCAGAAGCCGATTCATCTCATTTCAACCCTGTACCGTATTGTTCCGCTCACTCATGCAGTTGTTGCCGGTCCAGAGCGTTTTATCACAATTATGAACTCAACCGATCACTTTGAAGCATCCCTCTACAATGCATGGCTGAAGGGGCTCAAGCAGGCGGAGGATGCACAGAAGGATCACAAGGTTGCAGTGCGGAATCGGCGTGCGGGCGGATATGAGGATCCTGTTGTCCATGGCGGAAAGATCATGTCTTTCACGCATCGGATGAATGAGCTTATCCAGTCACTCCATGAGAAGGAACTTCTTCCTGCACTCTTCTTCTCCTTCAGTCGCCGCGGATGTGAGAACATGGCGTCCAAGGTCCAGGCAACTCTTCTAACACCGAGTGAATCCGCCTCCGTAAAGAAGATCATGGAGTTCCACCTTCACAAGTACAAGGCAGTCTTCGAGACAACGAACCAGTATTTCGCGCTTGCGAGTCTTCTGGAACGCGGAATTGCATATCACCATAGCGGGGTCCTTCCACTCTTGAAGGAGATGATTGAGATTCTCTTTTCAAAGGGTCTTGTTAAGGTCCTCTTTGCGACGGAGACCTTCGCGGTTGGCATCAATATGCCAACAAAGACGGTTGTCTTCACGGGGTTCCAGAAGTATGACGAAGAGGTAAATGGCCTTCGCGTCTTGCATTCAGATGAATATATTCAGATGGCAGGGCGAGCGGGGCGCCGTGGAAAGGACAAGGAGGGTCTTGTTCTCTATCTTCCTGAGCGCGATCCGATTGGCCTCGATGAGATGAAGACGATGCTATCGGGTAATAAGGCAACGTTCGTATCGCGCATGAATTTCCACTATGACTTTATTCTGAAGACCCTCCAGAGCCAGAATACCACATGGATCTCTCTCATGGACCAGAGTTACTGGAAGCAGGGACAGATGCGCCTAATTTCTGGAGCAAGGAAGGAAATCACCGCTCTAGAAAACGATCTCGACGTCGATCCGAGCGTTATGCAGGCTCTTGAAGAGAAGGAGGAACTGGAGACTCTTGTGAAGACGAAGACAAACAAGGCAAAGAAGGATGCACAGCGGAAACTCACTGCCTGGAATGATGAACACAAGGGAACTCTTTGGGCTATACATGCACAGAAACTGAATAAGTGGAAGGAACAGCAGAAGCAAATGCAGGAGCTCCATGCATACATTGCTCAACTGGAAAAGAATGAAGTGACTGTTCTACCACTCTTTAATGCGCTCCGTGACCTCGGATATCTCAGTGACTTCACAGATCCGAAGGAGATTACGATCAATTCTCTGACGGATCTTGGAGTTCTAGCCACAGAGATCAATGAGGGACATCCTCTTCTAATGTCTCGTGCATTCCACACAAATGCATGCGCAGATCTTACAGGAGAAGAGATTGTGTGTTTTCTGGCTGCTTTCATGGGTGAGAGGGAGGAAGCAGCACAGCCTCTATCTGCACTCTCAATTCCAGCTACTGTAAAGACAACACTCTATACGCTCGAGAGTTCTGTGAATTCGTTTCTAGAGGTCGAGGATAAGTATCGTATTATGTCGCCTGTAGGATATTGGAACTTGAATAGTACATGGCTGGAGCCTGTATGGCGCTGGATTCAAGGAGAATCATCCACTGCAATTTGCAGTGACTATGGATTCTACGAGGGAAATTTCATCCGCGCCATGCTCAAGTGTGGAAATCTGCTGGAGGAATGGACAAATCTTGCAATCTATACAAAAAATGTGGAGATGCTTGCAAAGCTAGATGGACTCCAGACACGGATTGTTCGCGATATTGTCATTCCTGAGAGTCTGTATTTGAAACTATAACTTTCCTCTTCCAGTTTCTAGCGCCCATATTCACATAGTATTGAAGAATACACTTTTCTCCTGGCGTACGTTCATTTGGAACAGAGACCATGCGTTTCCAGAAAGGAACATAGAACTTTTTTGCATCCACACAGATTGCATCGAGAATCCCAGAAGGTCCATGCAGGCCGAGAAGAAAGAAGCGATCCCGCTCAAATCCTTTTCCAAGTGCGGTCAAGGATTTCTCGAGCAGCGCATAGTTTCTATCCCCAGAGATTCCTTTTAGAATTTCCTGATTTAGAACATCTGCAAAGCGGCGGATAGGGGACGATGCATGACAGTAAGCGGCTCGAGAGAGACCCCAATGTTCTAGAGATTCTGTACTTGAAACCGATCGATACACTGCCGCAGGATACGCAAGTTCTTTAGCTGGAAGACCAAGACGTTCGAGTGTTGCGAGTCGCTCAAGATCAGGTGCTGCATGTGCGCGAAGAAGTCCTTTTCCTTTCTGAACAAGTATCTTTGCAGCTTCTGTATTATAGAAGAGCATAAGTGCCTCAATCCATTTATGGCTATCGTCTGTTTTTTCCTTTAGCAAGAAGGAAGCAATTTCAGAGAGAACTCCAATAGGAATTTCAGTTGCCGAGTAACAGTTCTCATAAGTATAGGATGCAGTATTCGTTACGATTGTTTCTTTGAATTCAACACCAGAGATTTCTTTTCCATTCCACGTTGCGAAGAGTGTAAGTGCAAAGCGATCACTTCCAGGGATAAGAGAGAAGAGGCCTTCAGAGAGTTCGCGAGGAAAGAGCGGACGCACAGCATATCCGTCATCATAGAGTGTCTGGCCGATTTTTTCAGCCATGGAACACATTTCGGGATTAATGCGCATATATTCTGCAACATCAGAAATACTAATCGCGAGGCGATACAATGAACCTTCGCGCCATAGGCTCACGACATCATCAATATCGCGGCATCCTTCTGGATCAATATTAATAGTCGGATGATTAATTACTTCACGTGCTGAAAAGCTAGTTGGCCTCTTGAAATTTGCCATATATTTACTGCTCCAGTTCCACGGCGAATGTTGGATCTGAATGGCTTCGAGTTCAACAGGAATATGTCCTGCAGTTCCTAGAATCTTCTGGAGGCCGGCACGTGGGAATCCATCCTCCTCCCAGTTTTCAAAGACGGCAACTACGAGAATATTTATCCTCTCGGTCCCCTTATATCCTACGAGCATCGGCGGATATTTTTCATCATAGGGTGTGAAAAGACGCAGAGGAACCCCACGGCGACTAAATCCGTGGAGAACCTTTGATGTGAGTTCCAGGAGCCCAACAAGAGGAGGATGCTGCACTCTAGAAAGAAGAGAACATCCCTTTTCACTGAGTGTAACAGAATCTCCATGGAAGGCTTTACCCGCCTCCGAGGCAGCTTCAAATTCTTTCACACAGAGTCCCTTTTCATCTAGGACACGAAATTGCTTATAGTTTTTAGTTGTTAGCATTTTAGTGACAATCTAAAGGCTGCAACGATTTCAAATTTATTGTACCAGTAAGCGCGGATATTTGCAAAGTAAAGAATGCGCTACTCTAAACAAATGTCATTCGACGCAGTGATTCCCTGTGGCCCGAAGGATGAAGATATTATTCAGCGGTGTATCGAGGGCGCTCGTGCCAATATGATTGGCCTGCGATACATATTCGTGGTTGCCCAGAAAAAACTCGATCTTTCTGGGGCAGTTGTATTCGAGGAGTCTGTTTTCCCTTTCAAGCGTGACTATCTTCTACAGAAGCTAGGGTCCGATGATCATGCTTCACAGTGTATGCAGCAACTAGTGAAGCTCTATGCGCCTCTTCTAATTTCCAGTATTCTTGAAAATGTAGTTGTACTTGATGCGGATATGATTTTCTACAAGCGTGTAAAATTTCTTGAGCAGGGCCGATTTCTAATGGATAAAGTGATGATTCAGCAAACAGAATCACATTTTGTGCATATGAACTATCTCCATCCTACATTTAAGGCATGGAAGAAGATGACATCAGGATCTGTTTCACATGCACTCTTCAATCGCAAAGTCCTCATAGAAATTATGGATAAGGTTGAAGTTAAACACAATAAGTCATTTTGGGATGTCTATTCGGATAGAGCAGGTGGTTCAGAATACGAGATCTATTTTCATTATATAATGAATACATATCCAGCATTAGTTCGGATCCGCCCTCTCCGTTGGAACAATTTCGGCCAGAGGGCTTCACCGCCGCGCGGAGATTGGGATTGTGTTACCTACCATTGGCAGATTCAGAAGAAGCCTACTTTTCTATAGTTGAAATGCAGGATTATAGAAAATAGCAGCGCCATGCGAACGAAGACAGTCCTGAAAAGCGACATGCTCACATGTCTTTTCACCTCTGTACCTACAACACGGTTTCAAGATAGACACCTTTGCAAGCATTCCCACGTTAAATGCAGAGGAGACAGGAAATGGTTCTTTTAGAGATGTCATGAATGAGTTAATATTTGCAAGAAAATCATCTTTAATATTGATACCCTTTTCATGGTATGCAAAGATAATATTCCAACAATCTTCTTCTAGAAGACCAGGGATTCGAAGAGCCCATGCATCATAATATCCATATTTTACACTGTATGCAGTCATTACATCCCATCCTGTGTAACGAAAACAAGATTCAAACGATTCCTTTTTCACTTTTGGGCTGAAGACATCATCTAGATCGACCATGAAAAAATAGTTGAAGTCGCGTGGAACGGCATCAATCAGAAGATTGCGGATGTATGCAATTCGTTCAGTTCGGATCGGATAGTTCTTCCCAAGATTTGTTTCCTGGATGAGGCGGATATCGAGCTTGCTGGAAGCCATCCACTCGGAAAGAAGTTTCTTGGTTCCATCGGTCGATTCGTTTTCATAAAGGATAATTTTGGTTTTCTTGAACCAGGAAGAAATCGAGTTGAAGTTTTCAAAAATGGCTGGAAGAAATGGTTCGCAATTTCTACAGGCTCCTAGAATACAGATTGATGCATCTTGCATCTACAGTTGGTACTTAAATTTAATATACCAACAACATTATGATTTAATATAAGACATCCAATATTTAAGTGAAAGTATCTCAGGGTTATGCGGCGGAAGTTTCATATAGGCTTCTTTCATTGATTCAGGAGTAATCTCTGACCAGTCATTGACAATCCAGACCCGTAATGCATGATCTTCAAAAAGATGTGAGATACCGCTCCGTTTTACAATAGGAATGCAGCCAAGTGCGAGTGCTTCCCATGTTCTGTGGCAGTCGAGGCCATTTCCGTGTGGAGATGGAATAAATACATATTGACTCATTGCCTCCCATGTTTCATTACGAGTCATTGGATGTTTCTGATAATCAATAAGATCAGACGGTATTTTCTTGATTGCATCGTGACGATCCGATGCGTAGCGGGTTGTCATTTGAAACTGGAACATTCCGTAGCAGCGGAATTTTCTATTTTCGTTCCGTGTATATGTGTATAGAGTATTTTCCTGTGTAATTGGGTCTGCCATATATCCCCATTCATGTGGCCCTGTAGATAGTGTATGATAGTCGAGGCCAATGGGAATTGCGCGGAGTTTTTTAAAAGGTGCAACACAGTTCTGGCTATACCAGCAGAGTAGAAGAGGATGCACAAGGATAGACTGACAAATTATAGGATAATCACAGGGTATTGTTGCATCGGAGTCACCTGTTACAAGAACAAATGGTTCTGATAGATTTGGTAAAATAAAGAAATAAAAATGTTGAATCGCTGATGAACAGATATAGATCTGATTTCCTTTTGGTTGATAATTAACATTTTGAATACTTGATACTGGAAATGGAGAGTGTGATGTGCATGATTTTAGAATGCCTCGTGAGCTTACGAGGTAGGCATCCTCTTCACTCATTCTACAAACTATAGAGTAGTTACATTTACGCCACTTACGAGAAGATCTGCTAGTGACTGCTGCTCAGGCCGCTCGCCTGCAGGCTGCTCAGGCCGCTCACCTGCATCCCCAGAAGTACCCGTTGAGCCAAATCCGCCGCTACCACGTGCAGTCTCAGAGAGAGACTCAACAATGCGAACCTCTACAATATCGCCCATATCAGGTGCAACAATCTGGAAAAGGCGGATTCCTTCAAACGTCTGATCACCCAATGCCTCGCGACTCACCAGAGTAACAGGCGCCTTTAGAGTTCCACGATAGGTCTTATCAATGACTCCCTGAGAATTCGTCATCATGACACCAGACTTGTAAATACTAGAGCGTGGGCAGAGCCAGTAGTGACAGTCCTCTTCACCACCATCGGAACCTAGGCGAACAAGACGTGCAGAACAGCCAAGATCGAGAAGCTGTGCTGTCGTAACATAAGATGCAGAATAGGGCACGCAAACGTAAAGATCTACACCTGCATTTCCAGTGTCCCTCGTCTGGGGCATATCCTTGTAGTACTTAGCACCCTCAGCAGTAGGAAGAAGCTCGAGACGGTAAGGCATTTTCTTACTATTTGTACTAGGGGTCATGCCCGTCAAATTTACCGTTGTGACTTAAACCCAAATCCAGAATTAATCCATAATGAGCCAAATTACATTACCTGTAAGTCTTGGCGAAGCGCTTGATAAATTGACAATTCTTGAAATTAAGTTACTGCGAATCTCAGATAGCCGCCGTGAAGATTGTCAGAATGAGCATGATCTTCTTCTTTTACAACTTAAGCAGTATAAGGACCGATTTGAGCATTACTATAGGCTTCTCCTAAATATAAATACAACACTTTGGGATATTCAGGACAAGTTCCATGGCAAGGATATTTCTCCTGAGGAAGCGGCGGCAATTGCAAAATTAATTCTAGAAGAAAACGATCGCCGTTTCCGTGTGAAGCTTATGATCAATCGTGCATCAGAATCAAATCTGAAAGAGCAGAAGGGCTATAAACTAAAGAAGGTATTCTTCTATGGTCATTTAGGTCTGGGCGATATGTTTTGGATGAATGGCGCAGTGAGGTATTTGGCGACAGCATATGATGAAGTTGCCATTGTCTGTAAGAAGAAGAATGAGATAAATGTGCGGATGATGTATGCTGATCTTAAGAGCATCAATATCCTATTAATTGAACATGATGCTCAGATCCAACCTTTTGCAGCCTATAGACCCCATATTGAGAATGATGGCTATACAGTTCTAACATGCGGATTCCACAAGGAAGGCGGAAGGGTCTATGAGTTCCCTTTTTCTTTTTATGATGATTTGAAGTTGCCGCGTGAAGTGCGTCAGACTTATTTCCATGTTCCAACTTTTGTAGAGGCTGTAAAACTCTGGGAGGAGGTTTCTGCAGTTTCACCTCAATACGTAATACTCCACACACAGTCGTCAGTACAGACTCTCGACATTTGGAAGAATGCAGTTGTAAGAAATCCAAATATCCCTATTCTTGATATTAATAAGAACCAATATGAAGAAGGACATCCATTCTTTTCTATAGGACAAAAGGTATCAGGACAGCCGATGCTTTTTTATAAAACTCTTCTTGAACGGGCGAAGGAGATCTATTGTATCGAGAGCAGTATGTATTGTTTTGCATCTCATCTTGATCTTTCAAGAGTAGAAAAGAAATACTGTTATAGTGCATGTGATAACAGTGATATTCGGATAGGTGTGTTTGAGCCTGGGCCTTCAGCCTAGTGCGAGTGCCTGGGCCTTCAGCCTGGGCAGGAGTGCCTAAAGGGTGGTGGCCTAAATTTGAGTGTGTGGCCACTTAGAAAACACAAACTATAAAAGAAGAGAGGATGCCATCAGGACTTTCTCGCCCTAGTTCCGATATTGAACCTATTGCAGGTATTCAGTTCGGCATTTTCAGCCCAGAAGAGATCGAGAGGCGCTCAGTGGTTGAAATTACGAATGCAGGTACATATGATGGGAATGAACCCCGAATTGGAGGTCTCTTTGATCCTCGCATGGGTGTGCTCGATAATGGAAAGACGTGCCGCAGCTGTGGTCAGACAAATCATAATTGTCCGGGCCATTTTGGCCATTTCAAGCTGGCGCGCCCTGTATATTATATCCAGTTCTTCCCGCTGATCCTCAATACTCTCAGTTGTATCTGTATTCGCTGTTCAAAGCTTCTAGTGGATAGGGATCTTCATAAGAATATTGGAAAGCGGCGCGGCGAGGCACGTTGGCGCCAGATTCTCAATCTTTCTTCAAATATTGGTCGGTGTGGCCAGGAGACAGAAGATGGATGTGGTGCGAGGCAGCCCGATCGCTATGTCCGCGAGGGTATTGCGCGAATCGTCGCAGAGTGGGAAAACATCGAGGGACCTGCTGCCACTGCAGCTGGCGGTGCAACGAAGGAGCGACAGATTCTCGAAGTCGAGTATATTCTTCGCCTTTTCCGCCGTATTACAAACGAAGATGTTGATTTCCTTGGTCTGAATCGTTTCTGGTGTCGTCCTGACTGGATGATTTGCAATGTATTGGCGATTCCTCCTCCGCAGGTCCGTCCTTCTGTTATCCAGGATAACAACCAGCGCTCAGAAGATGACTTGACACACAAACTGTTCGATATCATCAATACGAACAATACGCTGCAGGACAAAATCAACAATAATGCTGCCAAGAACATTATCGACGAATACACGAACGTTCTCCAATATCATATTGCGACTCTAGTGGATAATCAGATTCCCGGTGTAGCGCCTTCTGCGCAGCGTTCAGGGCGACCTCTAAAGTCGATTCAGCAGCGTCTCGGTTCAAAGGAGGGTCGCATTCGCTACAATATTCAGGGCAAGCGTGTAGAGTTTTCTGCACGTTCTGTTATTACACCTGATCCGAATCTTTCTGTTGCGGAGATTGGTGTTCCCATGAAGATTGCAATGAATCTGACAGTTCCTGAGCGCGTGACCACGTACAATCGCGACCAGATGTACAAGCTCATTCAGAATGGCGCCGATACATTTCCTGGTGCAAAGACGATTGTTCGCCAGGATGGTCGCATGATCAGTCTGAAGCATGTGAATACGAAGGAAATTGTTCTTCATTATGGCGACACTGTCAATCGTCACCTCATGGACGGCGATATCATCCTTTTCAACCGCCAGCCGACTCTTCACCGCATGTCGATGATGGGTCACCGCGTTAAGGTTCTACCGTTCAACACGTTCCGTCTGAATGTATCCGTTACAAGTCCCTACAATGCAGATTTCGATGGTGACGAGATGAATGCGCATATCCCGCAGAGCCTCGAGGCATCCACGGAGTTGGCAGAGATTGCGGCGGTTCCTCATCAGATTGTAACTCCTCGCCACGCGAAGCCTGTGATTGGTGTAGTACAGGATAGTCTAGTTGGCTCCTGGCGTATTACGCGTGCAAAGGTCAGTTTCAATCGTCGTGAGTTCATGAACATGATGATGTGGAACAAGCGATTCGAGGGCATTGTTCCTGTGGGTGCAAAGGAGGGTGGTCGTTGGTCAGGTCAGCAGATCATTTCACAGCTTCTTCCACCGATCAATCTTGAGATGGGCAATAGTTTTCAGAAGGATGCAAAGACTGCAGAGGAGAAGCAGGAGAACTATGTTGTTATCCGCGAGGGCAAGATCGAGCAGGGTATTATCGACAAAGATATCTTTAGCAAGCCGAGCAAGGGTATTGTTCATATGATCTTCAAGGATTATGGCAGCAAGGACACCGTGAATTTCATCGATGCGATGCAGAATACTATTGAGCAGTTTCTTGTTTATAATGGATTCTCTGTGGGTATTTCGGATCTTGTAGCTGATGAAGAGACTCGCAAGGAGATGGACAAGGTTATCAAGGCGCGAAAGGCGGAGATTGAGAACATTCTCCTCCAGCTCCACTTGGATCTTTTCGACAACAATACTGGAAAGACAAATCAGCAGGAATTCGAGGACAAAGTTTATACTGAGCTGAACAAGGCGACGGAACTTTCAGGAAAGATTGGTTTGGCTTCTCTTGCAGATGATAACCGTCTGATTGCGATGATGCGCGCTGGTTCGAAGGGCAGCATTATTAATATTGCGCAGATGATGGTGTGTGTAGGGCAGCAGGCGCCTGAGGGTCGTCGTATTCCGTATGGCTTCACGGATCGCACGCTTCCGCACTACAAGAAGTACGATGACGGTGCAGAGGCGCGTGGATTCGTTGAGAGCAGCTTTATCCAGGGTCTAACACCTCAGGAGTTCTTCTTTCACGCGATGTCAGGTCGTGAAGGTCTGATTGATACAGCTGTTAAGTCTGTAACAGGCGATACGAAGATTGTACTCGTGGAGGATGGAGTTACGAAGTGTGTAGCAATCGGCGAGTGGATTGATGCGCATCTTGCTAGCCGATCCTCAGAAGTCGAACATTTCGCTGAGAGGAACATGGAACTTCTTCAACTGAAGGTACCTGCGTCTATTCCCACAACAGATGCAGATGGTACTGTCTCTTGGTCACCTCTAGTTGCAGTTACACGCCACGATCCTGGTGATCGCCTTTACCGTATTGAGACACTTGCTGGAAAGTCAGTTATCGTGACGGAATCACAGTCCCTGCTTATCTGGAATGGAAGTCAGTTTGAGAAGAAGTCTCTACCTGATGTCAAGCTAGGTGACTTTGTGCCGGTTACTGCGCATCTGGCAGCGCCTCCTTCCCTCACAACTGCAGTTCTTCTAAGCAAGTATCTTCCTAAGGATGAATTCTTATATGGAACAGACTTTGTGCATGCAACCTCTGCAATGAACAAGGCCATGGAAGGCCGCTCGCAAATTCCTCGTGGTTGGTGGGAGGAGAACAATGGAAAGGCATTTACCCTTCCTTATGATAGCAAGGCGCGCCTCCAGCGATGCCTAGTTCGCTCTAAGGTTGATAATATCACGCATGGATATGTCTATCCATTTACAACGAATCGCGAGCATACAGTGATCTCTGAGCTCTTTGAACTGAATAAGACGAATGGTATCTTCCTAGGTCTCTTCTTAGCCGAGGGCAATGTTGATATTAAGAGTGGATATGTGCAGATTACAAATAACAATGCTACAATCCGCGAGTTTGTAGTTGAGTGGTTTGACGATCGTGGAATCTCATCACATGAAGATGTGAAGCTAAACCATATTGGTGGTGTCTCCTCTTCAGTACGTGGATTCTCAACTGTTATTGCTCAATTCCTTACACGATTCGTAGGTCATGGTGCTTCAAACAAGCGCGTGCCTGCAGAGGCCTTCACGGCCCCTGAAGAGTTTATTGTAGGTCTTCTCAATGGTTACTTCTCTGGTGATGGCTCAGTGAGTGAAAACTCGATTGATGCAAGCTCAACATCTGAAGAGCTAATTGATGGAATCAGCATGCTATGCACTCGCCTTGGCATCTTTGGTAAGGTCTCGCATACGCAGGCCACATCAAACAATCTGGGCACAGAGGATATCAAAGCAACACATAGGCTAGCGATCCGTGCGCAGTGGGCATCACGTTTTGTAGAGAAAATCGATCTGCTTGACGAGGTGAAGGGAGAGAAGCTGAAGTCTCTTACAGCTTCAGATGCGCATCGCAACTTTGCGCAGCATCATGATGTAGTGCTTGATGAAATCACAGATATCGAGATTCTGGATGCAAAGGACTATCCTAAGGTCTATGATCTGACAGTTCCTAGCACCTTCAACTTCGCTCTTGCAAATGGTCTTCATGTTCGCGATACAGCCGATACAGGCTATATCCAGCGTCAGCTGGTGAAGGCGATGGAGGATCTTGTGATTGAGTTTGATGGAACGGTTCGCGATGCACGGAAGAATATTGTCCAGTTCTACTATGGCGAAGACGGTGTAAATTCTACGAAGATTGAGACACAGGGACTCGGTCTCGCAAAGCTCACCGACCAGGATATCATGACACAATACACACTATCAGGAATCGACATGACACCTGTGACTGGTTCTGCGGTACAGCCTGAGGAGGTCGCTGCACTTGAGGCGTATGCGCGCCAGATTCTAGAGGATCGCAAGATGCTCGTGGAGTCTGTCTATCGTTTCAAGCAGGATGCGAGCACCTTTTCGCCTGTAAATCTTGAACGTATTCTAACGAATATGTCGGCGAAGTTTCAGCTGAAGAAGAATGAGGTGACTGATTTGACGCCTATGTATGTGCTAACGGGCATCGAGAAGCTCATCAAGCGGACACAGGTACATCACAAGCTTTGGGCGGCAATGCTACGATCATACTTGGCGCCTCACAAGATCATCTTTAAGGAGCGTTTCACGAAGGCAGCATTTGATGCGACAATGGAGCTGATTGTTGTTCGTAATATGCAGGCCTGGTCTCAGCCTGGCGAACAGGTAGGAATTATTGCTGCACAGAGTATTGGTGAGCCTTCTACACAGATGACTCTGAATACGTTCCACTTGGCAGGTGTAGCAGCGAAGTCCAATGTGACCCGAGGTGTTCCACGTTTGAAGGAGCTTCTGAAGGTAACGAAGTCACCGAAGGCGATTTCACTGACTGTCTATCTGAAGCCTGAGTTCCGCGAGGATAAGGAGCGGGCGCGCGAGGTTGCGCAGGATCTTGAGCTGACGCTTCTAAAGGATGTGACAACGCGTGCTGCGATCTACTATGATCCGAAGGATAGTGAAACGGTACTTGAGGAGGATCGTGATCTGATCAACTTCTTCAGGGTATTTGAGGCTGCTGAGGCACCGCAAGAAGAGGAGGAAGAACAACCCAAGTGGAGTGCATGGATGTTGCGTCTTGAGCTTGATCGTGAGCGCCTCTTTGGAAAGAATATCAGCATGGAGGATATTGCGTTTGTTCTTCGCCAGAGGTTCGGTGGAGAGATCAATATGATCTACAGTGATTTCAACTCACCGCGTTTGATTATGCGCATGCGTCTTCCTCCTATTGTGGGTGCAGGCTTGGATGACTTGGCGAATCTGAAGAAGTTTGTAAATCGTATTCTGAATGGCGTGATTATCCGCGGAGTTCCTGGTATTAAGTCGATCAGTTTCCGCCAGGACAAGGACTATGTTGAGTACCAGGATGGTGCCTATAAGCAGGTTTCTCAGTATGTACTGGATACGGATGGCAGTAACTTCCAGGCGATCATGACACATCCTCTTGTTGATGGTCGTCGTCTTGTCAGCTCACACGTGCATGACATCTTTGAGAACCTTGGTGTTGAGGCGACACGTGCAGTGCTTCTGAATGAGATTTCAACGCTTCTGGAGGAGCCTGGTGTGAATTTCAGGCATCTAGGACTTCTCTGCGATGTGATGACGCGTGCGGGTCGTCTTATGTCGGCTGATCGCTATGGAATCAATAAGAATGACATTGGTCCTCTTGCAAAGGCAAGTTTCGAGGAGACAGAGAAGATTCTATTGAACGCCGCGGTGTTTGGAGAGATTGATCCTGTGACAGGTGTTTCGGCAAATATCATGACGGGCCAGGTGATTCGCGGCGGCACGGCATTCAGCCAGATTCTCTTGGATGAGTCTGCACTCTTGCGTCTGCAGAAGAATCTTGCACCGATTGATGACTATGAGGATGAGGAGGAAGGTCCGACGGATGAGCAGATTGAGAATGAGCTTTATGAGGACTCGAATGATATCTGTTCGAAGACAAATCTGCGGATGAATATTACGATGCCGACCTCTGCTGTGCTAGTTGAAGAGCCAGATGTGGAACTCGTTGTTCTAAGTGAGTAATGAGGTCTAAACCATAAAAGCGTATATACTCTATGGAATTGACTGAACAAAAACCCCCATGGAAAACACATGGAGATTTTTTTCAAAATAGCAGTAGTACAAATCGTCAAGCATCACTTTTCATTTTCAAATCTGAGTGGAATAATGATACAATTGACATAGAACTTCAGAAAGAGAAAGAATTAATTACACAATATGAAAAGCACCATATTTGGGAACTTGCAAAAAAGATGGCAAATCCTTATGAATGTATATATACACAGGACGACAACCATTTCCATCCGAGTCTTTGTATATTACGCCCTCTATCGCGTTCTTTTTATAAGATGATTGAAATGATGCATATTTTACAATTTTTCGAGAGACTTCCAAAGCAGACACAGAAACTTCGTTCTGCACATGTTGCAGAGGGTCCTGGAGGCTTTATTGAGGCATTTCTCGAACTTGCAGAAAAGAATAAAAAGTTCATTGAATCAGCTCATGCAATGACACTGAAACCGACGGACAACCATATCCCAGGATGGCGCCGAGCAACAACTTTTCTCCAGAGACACAAGGAGATTATTCTTGAGTATGGTGATGGGACAGGTGACATTTATAAGAAAGTCAATCAAGACATTTTTGTAAATGTTGCAAATAAGGTTCATCTTTTCACAGCAGATGGCGGATTTGATTTTTCCACAGATTATCAACATCAAGAAAAGAGTGTATATCACCTTTTAATCTGTTCCGCATTAATTGGACTACGTTGTCTGCATGTGGAGGGTTCTTTTATTCTCAAACTCTTTGATATTTATTCAGAGCACACACAGATTCTACTTTCATTAATTGGAAGATGTTTTAAGGAATGGATCTTATATAAGCCATCAACAAGTCGTCCATGTAATTCAGAGCGCTATCTTCTGTGCCGCGGATACCGCGGCCAAAACAAAGAGGTACTTTCTATGCTTACAAAGATGGAAGAAATGAGTAGTAAGGGCCATTATGCATCATCAGATACATATTTAATGGAAAAGGAGAGGGCCTATTTTTCTCAGAATAGTAATGATATAGTTCTCTTACAAAAAAATGCATTAGCGGAGGCAAGAGCATATATCTATGCACCGTCGAAGTGGAAGGAAGACTTTAATCAACACTTTAAAGTAAGTCATGAATGGTGTTCTAAGTTCCATATGCCAATGATGCAAAAAGCTCCTAGTTGTTCGTCTGTTCAAGCTGTGGTTTCACATATGACTGCACGAGCCGCTGGCCTACAATTACAGAAGCCTGATGCTGAGATAACTCTCCCTCACCCATCCGATCTAAAAGAGCAAGCATTGTCACAAGAGATTGTTTGTGATACGCTTCCGTCCCCATAACTGTTTCAAAGAGATTGGGATAGTCACGGGCAAATTCGGGAAGACGTTCCTTTACAGCGTCGGAAGAAAGACCTTCCGTCTTATATTTTTCGCAACGTGCAACCATTGCGCGGACGTAGATGGCCCTTTCTCTCGGGGAAAAATCAAGAGGGCGAGCGGCGGCGGCTGCAACTGTCTCTTGGTTGACTGTGTCCTGCATATTAGATTGAGCGTGGATATTTTATCGGATGAAAACCCGCGCTACCCTTAACGTCGTGACTTAATTTTAAGGAAGTCACTACTTCCTTAAAATTAATGTCCTACGACTAATTTGTTGGTACAATAAATTTAAGGAAAACTCAAAGAGTTTCCCTTAAATTTAAGTACCAACGTTAGAATGGATGAAGAAGATGAAAAGAGGGTTGATAAGTTTCGTGAAAAGATCAGTTATCTTAAAAATGTTACACTAAATGATATTTCTTTAAAGAGTCGTGATCCTGCTGTACTTAATACATTAAAGGAATCATTTAAGAATGTGTATATTTTACTATTGGATCTTTTACAAGAAAAGCGGAAACTATCAGAAATTCCTTTACAAAATATTAAAAATACATTTATATCGATACTAGATCCTCTGCCTCCAAAATATTTACGGGATACGATGGAAGAGGTTGCATATAAGGATCTTATTATGTTCTTTTTAACGATTGACCCTGATCGTATTGATGATCAGAAGCCGTCAAGTTCGCTTGAAAGTGTCACATTTGGCCAGCTATAAATTTAAGTACCAATTGTAGGAGATGAATACTAACGAGCATCATTTTGATAAATCATTACCCTTTGAGGCAGGTGTCGGTTGTCCGAAGAAGTATCAGAAGCGTGAAGCATATACAACACAGAAGGGAAAATATGTACCTGCACGTTGTATTAAAGCAGTAACGCGGAAAATGAAGCCTGCGTCGAGTAAGAAACTCGACTGTCCTCCTGGATTCATTGAGCGTTCGCAATATGTACGGAAATACACAACGGCAATTCGCAAGGAAGGGTATCTTGTTAAAAAGCCTTCCGGTAAAACGTATAAGGTCTATCCGAAGGAGTCAGGACAGTATGTTGGACCTAGTTGCATAAAGGATCGCGGATTAAAGGGCAAGGGTCCTCCAGATGGAAAGGGCATAGGACCTTTACGAAAGGGCGAATTAACCCGTTTTGGATATTCGACACAAATGCCTTCCGATATTCGCCAGGCGGCTCTTAAGAAAGCGATTTCAGAACTTGGAGCTCTAAATGTCTATCATAAGTTGGATGCAGTAGGAAAACTGGCTGTCCGTGTGGCCCCCGACGCGTCAAGAATCTTTATAGCGGATCGTGATTGGGTTCGTGCAAATTATCCTCTAAAGGCCCAATAATAAAAAAATCAATCCAAAGAAGAAATATGCGTACAACTGTCTTAATAATCGGGCTTGTTTTACTGCTTGTCGCCAACTTTCTTATGATGTATTCATCTCCGTTGGGTATGGTTGAGCGCTTTACAGATGCTTCAGGAAATGTAATGCCTATACCGATAGTTGATCCCTCTACAGTCGATACTTCTATGCTAACAGATGCTCAGAAGAAGCAATTAGCGGCTGCACAGGCGGGTGCCATGCAACAGGCGGGTGCCATGCAACAGGCGGGTGCCATGCAACAGGCGGGTGCCATGCAACAGGCAGCCGCAATGCAACCTGGATCCATGCTTATAAATCCTTCTGGATTAACTCCTATGCCTCCTACTAAATCCGTTGATGGCTTTACCAGCTACAACCTGTCGAGTGGGGCTGGTGCAAAGGATTCCTACCAGCCGATTGGATCCTTCGATGGAGTAAAGCTTTCTACGGGTAATGATTCATCATGGCGTTACACATCGCCGAATGTGCCGCTGCGCGGCCCGGCCTTTATTCCTGGCCCTGATTCCCTCTTTATCTTCAAGAACAACCAGGTAAAGCCTGAGTGCTGTGGTGCCTCCTTCAGCGGTGATGTAGGATGTGTTTGCACGACGAAGGAGCAGCGTGAGTATATCAATATGCGCGGAGGAAATCGCACGGGTGCTGGCTCAGACTTTTAGTTAATAAAAAATTAAGTTAATCTTTAGAAAGCTTTCCTTAATTTTATTGTATCAACGGTAGTGATGAGCATTTGTATTGCTGGCTTGGGCGCAGCAGGTCTTCTTCTTTTACATATGTGTCAGGAGGCAAATATTCCAGCACGCGATATTATTTGCATTGATCCATATTTTGACGGAGGAGATTTACAACGATCTTGGCGGTTTGTTGTATCGAATACGCCATGGTCAAAACTGCAGAAAGCGATGCAGGCTCTTCATCCAACATGGAAAGATCGTACAGACTATGATCCTGCAAAAACTACAGAGCTCTATGAAGTAATCCGTGTTATCCGTGATTCGATTCAGGCATATTTGCATAAGACACGCCTTATTCATGGAACCTTAAAATCTGCAAAGTATTCTGGAGGTTCATGGAAGATAGAGTGCGGTGATCTGTCAATCGAATCGAAGCTTCTTTTTCTTTGCACGGGATCGGAACCGCGACGGATGAAACTTCCGATTCCAGAAATTCCTCTTTCCATTGCGCTTCACAAAGATTCACTGAAAACACTTATACATTCTACAAATCATGTTATTGTTGTTGGAACAAAACACAGTGGTTGCCTTGTGCTCGAAAATCTGCGCATCTCTGGTTGTAGAGTCTCTGCATTCTACAACACAAAAGAGGCATTTTCATATGCTCGCGATGGTGACTGTGATGGTATTAAAGAAGATGCTGCTTCTATCGCAGATCAAATAAAAGAAGGAAAGCATCCTTTACTTGAACTGGTACAAATGACTGAGTTTGAGAAGACATCTCGTGCAATTCGTTCGGCGGATTGGATTATCTATTGTATAGGATTTGAGCGCGACGATACAATTCATATCTATAATGAAAATGAAAAAGTGGATCTATCAAAGTATGATTCAGAAACGGGGAAGATAGGACCTTCGGCATGGGGATTTGGAATTGGATTTCCTAATCGTTCTAAGTACGATAGTGTCCCGGGCAAAATATTATATGATGTGAGTGTTCTTGCCTTTACAGAACACATTTTAAATCAAAAGGATGAAATATTAAAGGTATATGGTGAAAAAGGTAATAACACAGCATTTTCTTAAATTTAAGTACTATCGTTAGAGATGAGCACTAGTACTGCAAATGCCTTTATACAAAATAATATTGTAAAACCTGTTAATTCGGCTATGAATACGATGGGCAATGCTATGAATGCTCCTATCACGGCAATGAATAAGGCGATGAATGCTCCTGCAAATTCCTTTTTTTCTGCACCTCCTGCCAGTGCCAATGCACCTGCTGCTTCCATTGGTAATAATGCTGCACTCAAGTCTTTAAATTCTGCGCTCGAGGCTACGAATAATGGAATGAATAAGGGATTTAACATGTTTAATCAAAATGTGAAGAAAAATGTTGAGTCTGTTGTTACAAATACGAATCTTGGCACCAATATGAATAAGGGCCCTAATGCGAATGCAAATAAGGGCTCTAATGCGAATGCGAATGCGAATGTATGGAACACGAATTCAGGAGATAAAAATTCAAACCTCTTTTCTTCTAATACAAATACGAATACGGTAACAAAAGATTCTGGAATATCATGGGGGTTGTTTTTTGGAATTCTAGTAGTCCTTATAATCATCTTTACAGTCTGTTTCGTATTCTTCTCAAAACAGATCATGGATGGATATGATTCTATACGCAAGCTTTTCATACCTACACCTCCGCCCCCGCCTCCGCCTACGCCTGAACAGCCTGCACCAAAAGAAAAAGAAAAAGGAAAGACTACAGCAAGCAGTATCCTAGAAAAGGTTCTTCCTCCTTCCTCTACACAGGTCTTCAATGTAAATAAGAATGACTACAATTTCTACGATGCTGAACCTCTCTGCAAGGCTCTAGGTGCTGAACTTGCAACATATGATCAGGTGAAAGATGCCTATTCAAAGGGCGCCGACTGGTGCAACTACGGATGGGTAAAGGGTCAGATGGCGGTCTATCCTACACAGAAGGGGACCTATGAGGATCTCCAGAAGGGTCCAGAGGATGAGCGTGGTGCGTGTGGAAAGCCTGGAGTGAATGGCGGCTATTTTGACAATCCTGAGATGAAGTTTGGCGTCAATTGCTACGGCCCGAAGCCAGTACAGAAGGCGCATGATCTTGAGCACTTGAGCAAAAACGGCAGAGTTCCGATGACAGCTGCCACTCTGAAGATCGACCAGCAGGTAAATAAGTTTAAGGCGCAAGCGGATACAATTGGTGTTCTCCCTTTTAACAAAAATGCATGGACAGAATAGAATGGCTACACTAGAAGCTAGATTAGCCGCGGCGAAGGAAAAGTTTTTACAGCTGCAGGCTGAAAAGGAGGAACAGGCACGAAAGGGACTCGAAAAGGCGCGCGAGGAAGCAAAAAAGTCTGGACTTTTTGCCAATATTGGTCGTTGGGCAAATACTGTTGATCTTGAAGAGAATAATAAAGTAGTAGTAAATGGACAAGTTGAAGCGAGGCTTGCTGTAGAGCTCGAAAAGGAGACAAAGAGGCGTATTGCTGCGGAGGAAGAGGCAAAGAAAGAACGAGCAATGTATGCTGCGATGAGAGAGAAGAGAATGGGGAAGCAGGCACCTTCTTTTACTCGTGCTGCTCCCGTAGCAACTGCTCCTTCTGCATTTGTGAAGCATGCTCCCCAGGCGCCTGCAGTCGAGGCGCGTGCGGCGGCTAAATTTCAGGATCAGGGAGAAAAGGAGGCGCAAGCAAAATATATCAGAGATCTACGAACACGGTATGGTGGTCTTTCTCAAGCAGAGAAGGATAAGCTAAAGGGAACCATGTGCCACAATCAGTGCAGAGGTAAGGATTGCTGGGCATGGGATGATGTTCCTAAGGCGAATAAGGTATGTCCTTTCTCTCACCAGGGCGAGACTTCATGGGATGAAAAGAAATGTAAGGAGAAGAATCTTAAAATGAGAGCTGGGGGTGGTACGCGCAAGAATCGTCGTTAAACGGGGTTGAAATAGCCCTGTGCAGCATCATGTAGATAAGGATCCGTATAACCAGTACGATTAGATGTAGTATTGTCATCTTCAGAGATGCCAAGTAGTTCATCCACCTCCTTTGTTGCAGAGGAGTTATCCAGATTCATCTGGCTCCAAACACACATACGAATCAGAACACGGTTCTTATAATGCTCTTCATCGATATCAACATATCCGCTGGAATTATCCCAGATCGTATCCCACGTATCATCGTCCATTAGAAAGAAGTAGTGATCAATATCCTCCTGGAAGTAGTCAGGATTGCTCGGAGGCACACGGCGCCGATGGCCGAAATAGATACACCGCGCAATATACTCGGACAACTTTACTTCTGAGCAGGAAACCGAATATCCCTTTGCCTTTAGCGTAGGAAGAATTGCATTTGTCACTAAACCCTCAATACACTTATAGCGAGGTAGGAAGAATCCAAGTTCAACTTCCAGCTCCTCATTGAGCCATGCAGACCAGTGTGTTGTGGCACGAATCGTCTGAAGAGAAAACATTCTACTTGTTGAAGCCTTTCAACGGCGGCGGGCGTTTCAATTTTTCGATTGCGGTGTTCCGCCAGGAGGGGGCGGCGGAGGTAGAGGTGGAACCGCGGCCTGTTTTTTCAAACATTTATTTACATTTACATCAGCGGCCCTTGCAGCCTTAATATGTTTTAAAATAGCGGGTGTTTCATCTACACCTCCTTTTTGAGCATAGTATCCGTGTAGAAGTTCAGTAAGCCGTGAAACACTCAAAGGCGTCGAATGTTTCTCTTCACTGACAACAAGACGTCCTCCTGCAATCTGGATAATTGCATTTTCCATATTCGAGGCCTGGAGTAACTTCAAAATACTTGCCTCATAGTCATCGCGTACTCTGCGTGAATTTGTAGTTTGTTTGGAAAGGCTTGATGCGAGATTATCATAATGCACCCAATTTCGCACGAGATTTGCAAGATCCTGTGTATTAATTTGTGGTGTCAGACTCATTCTATAGGGAGATGAAATACAAATTACGTGGCGACCACCGCGTTAAATTTAAGTCACGACGTTTATAGAAAGCCCCCCTTTCCGGAGTTGGAAGATAATAATACCGAGTGTAAGCATTACTGTCAATAGGAGCAAAACAAAAAGGACACATGTAAAAACAAGGTACGGGAATACACGTTCCATGACGTGGTTCAACAGGGGGTCAATAATACTGTCATGAAACTTCTTTTTAATTTCATCTTTGCTTACAAAGCGTATAAATTTCTCAACTAGTTCATTTTCTTTTCCCATCTTTCCTTTTCAATACACCTAAAGCATTCTCCGGTTTTCTACGCAGAATGGAGCCATCAATCACCTTTTCAATCCCCGTATGGCAAACAGCAAATAAGCAGCAGCACTACAATGTTACGATAGCCGCTGGGGGTGAATATGTGGTAGTATCACCTCCGCAGTACATTGATCTATCGGGCAGTAATGCAAACTATGAGACACCCGATGAGGATGTACCTTCATTTAATGAAGTAACGAAGAAGTTCATCACTGCACTTATTGAAAAGGATAAGCAGGCATCATGGTTTTCTACGAAGCTGAAGGAGGCCTCTGTATTACGTAAGTTAACGCATGTATGGGAAACAGCACGTCTAGATACAGCGGGTCATGAATCTGGGTGGTATTTGCTCAATTGGAAGCCAACTTCTCTAAAGATAAAGACTGATGGTTTTATCTTAGTTTGGTCGGTAGTACGGATCGAGGCAACAACTCCACAGATTTCTCCTCGTTTCCTACATCTTTCGGAGCCTCCTTCACCTGCACCAGAGAAAGAAAGCTCCCCGAGCAACACCATTCGGCAGATTACTCTCCAAGCGGGAGCGGCTACTTCCACTTCGGATGAATTGATGCAGGTCTATGATATCCCTTTTTCAAATGAGAATACGGCAGCAGTCTTTGAGGAACAAATACGGGATAAACAAGTTGTTCAGGAAGCTCGTCTTCGGCTGGCCCTTGCAAAGCTAAAGGCTGAGCGACTTGAACATAAATATTCAAAGAAATACGGTGAATATTTGGAGGATGAGGGAGATGAGGATGAAGATGAGGATGAGGAGGGAGAGGAAGAAATGTAGTGTTTCAGGAAAAATATAGACTATCACTAATACAGAAACAAGATGGTCTCTTCGTACACTCTTCAATCTGCGGGTATGATTGCTGCAATTGCACTCGTCGTTCTAGCGCTGTCTTATTTACAGCCTCGTCTTTTCCGCACGGAGGGTTTCAAGGCTACCATGGGAGGGGATTCCAATTATTCCCGCCAGGCGGGTGATCAGTCTGCGGGCGGTGATAAGCGCCAGGCCGCTGTTCGCTCTAATGAGCACAGCATGGGAGGTGACGACATGGCGGCTCAGGGCCCTGCTCAGTTCGGTAATGCGGAGTCTCCTGCGGGCTGCTACCCGCGTGACCAGCTGACGCCGTCTGAGTTACTCCCGAAGGATGGCAACAGTGTCTGGGCCGAGCAGAACCCGATGGGCACAGGCAGCCTCAAGGGCAAGAACTTCCTTTCCGCGGGCGCCCTCATTGGCGTAAATACGGTCGGCCAGAGCATGCGCAATGCAAATTACCAGCTCCGCTCAGAGCCGCAGAATCCGCAGGTCCCTGTGTCTGTTTTCAACAACAGCACAATTGAGCCTGACATGAACCGTCGCAGCTTCGAGGTCAATTAAATAGTTCTAGCATGATATAAATCAATTATAATGTTTATCACTGATAAATATTATAATTAGTAACGTCGTAGGACATTAAATTTAAGGAAAACTCTCTGAGTTTTTCTTAAATTTAAGTATCATCGTTAAAGAAGATGAGCGACTATAGTGACGCTATTTCAAATGCAATGCGACAAATGAAACATTTGTTTGGTGCTTCAAACTATGATTTAGTCGATGTAACTTCTTCAGTGGATGGAAAAGTCTATAAGGTACGCAATCTCCCTGATAAGCAAAGAGCTGCTGATCTTATGGCTGAGATCCGCCTGAGGATGAATAAATTAAAGATGCATTGTGAAAGTAAATTTCCTGATAAGCCTCAAGTAAAGCGACTCAGGAGAAACTTCAAAGCTGAACCGACACGTTTTTCTGAATCAACCCCTGATGAAGACTTTACAAGTTATAGTGTAAATAAAGGTGAATCAGTACATTTCTGTCTTCGTCAGAGAGAAAACGGCAACGAAGATATTATGGAATCAAATGTAATGACATTTGTTGCAATCCATGAGATGGCACACATGATAACAGAGACTATTGGTCATGGTCCTGATTTCTGGAATAATTTTGGTTGGCTATTACGTGAAGCAGAATCTATAGATATCTATCAGCCCCAGAATTTTAAAGCACATCCTGTTGCATACTGTGGAATGAAGATTACTGATGCGCCTACATATGATGCATCAAAAGATGCAGGTGATCTTTCTATTGGCAGTGTCACGAGATAACGCGGTCTTCACGTGATTACGCGTGTCACGTGATTACGCGGTCTTCACGTGATTACGCGTGTCTCGTGATTACGCGTGTCTCGCGAGTCTTTATTTAAATGTCACAATTAGTATGGCAGGAGAAAAACCTACGGCCATAGATGAAATTATAAAAATAATCAAAATTCCACAGAATTTAGGTTCTTTTTTCGAAGGAGATCCAACAAAGATCACTATACAGGTTCATAGAGGCTCAGACGTTGAACTAATTGAGATATCTAGACCCTTTCCTTTTTTCACGGTCTATGATTTGAAGCTATCTATTTTCAATCATTTTGAACGCCGTGTCTCAACTGCACCTGAATACCAGTTTCTAGCAATCAATCCACTACCCAAGTATTTTCGCCCTATTGATTACTTTTGGCAGAATCCTGCAACTCTAAAAGAAATTTCTCTTGTAAGCCCGATTGATACAGTAAATCTGAAAAAGCAGGCACTACAATTTGTAAATGAAAGTGGTGAAGCAACAAGTCTTGGATATTCGAGTCGTCAAAGGCTTCTCTATGAGACACTTATCAAAGTCCTTCCTGTTAAGAAAGAAGAATATCATCTTTTCTTCTATGAGGATCTGAAGAAATCCTATACAGAAATGACAGAACGTATATGGAATGGATTTCTTCATCCATATTTCCCTCTTCTATCCTACACAGAAACAGAGCCAGCAACTGCAGTTTTAAAAACGCGCCTTGAGCGGTATCTCCGCACACAGGAACTTACGCTTCGTCTAAATGAACTTCTCAAGGAAGAACTTTTACCAATTTCTCTTGGCGGCCTCAGATTTCTCCAATTTCAGTGGCTGAAGACAGCAGAAGAAGTACTTCCTCCAGTGGAAAGTGTATTCTATTCATCACCTGTTACGGAAAGTCGTCCTTATATGCGCCTTATCCCTACAAAAGGCACATCTGTTACAAAGTTGCATCTTCTACGTGACAAGAAACCTGATCTAGCGGATCCGAAACTTCTAAAACAATGGACACGCGAGCGGAATCCCACACCTGAAAATGATTTCGTCATGGCAAAGACAGTTATTCGCCCAATTGTAGCACAACAGAATCCTATCTATATGACATTGCGTCTCTATGAAAATGGTTCAGCAGATGCCACTATAATGCCACCAAAGGGTGTAAGAAAACTCGATCTAACAACAGATCTTGAAAACTTCAATGAGTATTTTAAACGGGGTATTCAAAACGTAACACTTCCTAAGCAGGTCAATCTACATACTGCATCTCTCATTTATGGAATTCATCTTCCTCCGAAATCATTGAGTTTTACAAGAAATACAATGAAACGGCGGCTGCCGATCTTTTCAGTCTTTTTCCAGGAAATATCACCTCTTCCAGGCGAGCAGCCTTTAGCGATGCTCCGTTACAAATGCGTTGATAATTTCTTAACAGAAGATCGTATCTTTACATATCTAACACTTCTTTCCACACGACAACTTGTCCAAGGCGAGTCACTCTATTCACGTCTAGCGACTGATGTGGCGGATCAGTTTCAAATTGATCTGGATGAAGCAACACGCTATGTTGCAAAATGGTACCAAGGGAAAGCCGAATTTCAGATGGTTTCATCGGAAACAAAGGAATATATGGAAGTCAATCAGTCAGGAATTGACATTGCTATTTTTGCCCAACACCCTTTCTACACTTTTCATATTCATAACGTAAATTCATCTAAAAATCTTCAACGTATATTGACATTAATATCATTACTTTTTTCAGTCTCAGATGAAAAGCTAAAAGTCTCAGAAAAGGCAGTTGCACAAGTAACTGCAGTTGTTCCTGTAGCAGCGCCTCCTGAAGAAGAGGAGGAAGAGGAAGAGGAAGTTGTAGGTGATCTTCCTGAAGATTCAATGTTTGCGCAATTTGCAGCGCTTGGAGATGAAGAGGAAGAGGATACAGTAAAGGAACTCGTAGAAAAAGATGCACGAGCTCCTGCTGAAGATCTTGGTGAAACACGTCCTCTTCCTATTGCCCCTGCAACAAGAGAAGAAAACGAGGAGTCCATCGTTACAACGGACACAGCAGCAACAGGAAAAGAAACAGGACTTGCAGATTTCTTTTTAATGAAGCTAAAGGAGGCAGATAAACGTCTTTTCGACTATACGAAAACACATCCTAGTCTCAAAAAATACGTATCGATGTGTGCAGCAAATGTGACACGGCAACCTGCGGTTGTTTCGCGTGAAAAGTTCGAAGAGATGCGTGATATAACATATAAACAAGATCTTGCCTCTGGGCGTATTTCATTTATTGTCTATCCAAAAGAAGATAAACTTCCTGAAAAAGCTGGGAAACGGGAAACATTCTTTTTTCTAAAATATGCAACGAATGAGGTAAAATATAATCAGAATTACTATGTCTGTTCTAAATATTTCTGTATTCGCGATGAAAAGGTGCTTTTAGAGGATGATTTCAAAGGTACTGTTCTACGTGAGCCGATTGAAGGAAGAACCACAAAAGTCCCAGATTCCTGTCCTTTTTGCGAGGGCAAACTCGTTGAAAATCGCCGCAATCCTGGTGCAAATGAGACAGTTATCAAGAGACAAGTTGCACCCAAAACGAAGGATAAATATGCGACCTATGTAGGATTTCTAGCAAAGACGCCGCATCCTGAGGGTTTCTATTTACCGTGTTGTTTCTTGAAACCGCAGACAATTTACACGACTGATAAATATTACAGTGTGATGAAACAAAAAGGCATTGATTTGATGCCAGGAAAAGGTCTCCAGCCTGTAAAGGAGATCGAAGCTGAGGCCACGGCCGAGGCAGAAGAAGATGAGGAGGAGGCCGCCGCAGCCGCTCCACGTACAATTGCAGAAAAGGCGATATCAGAGATGAAACCTATAAAAACAAAGCAACTCTATATGACAGCAGTGAAGCGCGTGATTACAAAATATATTGTAGGTTCTGAGAAGCTGCCACTCGAAATCGATGAAGATGAAGGTCCGCAGATTGGTCTTCTTCCTCCTATTCTTGACCAGTATTTCAAGCAGGGCATTGAGAATTTCATTAATCCGAAGACACCACACAAACTTAAGCCAGAATCAGAAGGATTTCTACGTGTAGGTGTTGAGAATCGTGTGAGATTCAAAGGCGACAGCTTTCTGGCAGCGATTGCGCCCTATTACAATGTGGAAAATGCAAAGCAGATGAAAGATCTCATATGGCAAAGTCTTCTAAATCAACCTGCACTCTTTTTCCAGTTGAATTATGGCAATTTTCTCATTGAATTCTATGATATAACTGAAGACCGCCCAACAGCGGCAGAGCTTCAGAGGTGGCTCGAAGGAACAGATACAAATCGCTGGGATCAGGCAATTCAGGTCCCCTCTTCAGATGAGTATGGTGCAATGTCGCGTTTCCAGATGAGTTTCATGAATTTCCACGCATGGCTTTATTCTGATACAACAATAAAGGAGTATCGTCAATTCGCTGGTCTTCTTGCACAGCCGAATCTTCTTCTACGTCCATCGGATGGCAGCAGTACAGATATTCCTGGTATTACATTTATTGTGATCAACATTACAGAAGAAGGGAAGATCGATATTAAGTGTCCTCCTTATGGATTCAACCCAGATACAATAGGCAACAACGACGTCGCATATCTTCTACACCATTATTCAGGAGTGTGGGAACCTATTTTCTATGTAAATGTAAAATCTACGTTGGAACCTGCAACCTTCTTTTTCCAGAAACGAGAAAAGACGAGTTTGTGGCCCGCAGTTGTGAAGCAGCGCGTGGCAGAATTCATGTCTGAATCAGGATGTTTTACACGCGGCAAACATTCCTATGCTTCACGCTGGGTTGCAAACCCTCAGAGAATGATACCTGCATCTGTCTTATATAAGTACTTCATTGGAAAGAAGATCGGCCTTGAGGGTATTCTGCGTGACGCCTACAATCACCTGGTAGGTCTTGTGTTCCAGCTACCAGGAAAACCGAATGCACTCATCCCTATTCCATGTGTGGATGATGGATATATTCTCCCTACAACAAAGATCTATCTTGATTGGCTCGATTTACAAACAGCAGAGGCGAGTGATATACTTGAATTCTATGATGAGTTTATAATAGAGCCATTCAAGATCTATGGCGACTACAGTGCTAGACAAGTCTGGTATCGTCGTGCATCACCACAGGATCCGAGCAAAGTCTGGATCCGAACGATTTTACTAAAGAATAATTTACTTGTGCCTGTGAATGTTGATTTCTTGAGGAATAAACCGACAGTACTTGATCCGAGAGGATTTATTTGGGCGAAAGGAAGTGTAGAGGCAAAGCAGAAAAATACGAATGAGATTGAATGGGAAATTAATAAGCGGATTGTGTTTGACCAGGATACAGATGAGGAAGAAGAAAATGATGCGATAAATAATTCATCGACGACAGAGATGACCGAACTATTTGAGCATTTCAGGATCACCTTTGCAAATTGGCTTGCAAAGAAAGAAGATTCTTCAACATTTCGCACAACTCTCAAAGGAATTATCTATGAAGAAACACCTCTCTATGAACGTAGAAAAAAGCTCCAAGTTCTTCTAGAATCGCAAGAAATTCTGAGTTGGATTTCCACGGAGGAGACAACAGGAAAAGCAAGTATCCAAAGAGTCGATTGTACAGAACAGGGCAAGGAACTTTGCAATGGACGTTGTGTTTGGTCCTCTACATCAGAAAAATGCCTTCTACATGCACCTGAGGAGACGCAAGTAGGCAAGACAAAAGTAAATACTTCACGTCTTCTGATGTACCGCCTAATTGAGGAACTCCTGCGCTTTTCAGAGAAGCGTCGAGAAATCTTAGAAAATGATATGAAATATATTGCAACAATTGATCATGTGATTATACAGGGTGACCAGAAGATTATACCTGAAAATACAGCAGCATGGTATGAATTACTACGCGGCGACTGGATTCAAACAGTGAAGGAGAAGCCGAGATATTTTGAAGAACTTTCACGGAAACAGACCATTGATCTAGCACCTGTCACGGAAGAAACGAAACTGCCTGTTACGTTAGAAACATACTTGAGCCCAGATGATCCGAAAGTCGCAACCTATCGCATTCTGTATGCACCGTTATCGTCTCTTCTTACACGCCTCAGCACCTTTGTAGAAACATCTGCAACGAGTCTAACAGAAGAACAGGTGCAGAAGTTGGCAATTAAAGTGAAATATCCAATTGCACAGATTGATGTGCGCAGTGATGCGGTGACTGCATACGCGTCGCAAGGAGAAAAGGATGAAGCATTTGTTCTTGTTCTAACAGAAAAGGGTCCAGGATTACTTGTAAAGGATCCGATGCGTGATGATTTACCAACCATGGCGCAACTTCCTGAAAAACTCCGCGAACTCTTTGCTGCGAATCCTATGAAAAAACTAGTCCCGCGAATTGCGGTTTCTAAGACACGGAAAAATAATAAAGGGCAAATGCAAACACAAAAAGTAAAACCGCGGATCATTAGTCGTCCAGCATCTCGCACTCAGGATGCGGAAGAATAACTTTCTGGCGACAACCGTCTTGAACCGCGCGCTTTCTGGCCTCTAACATAATTGCAACTTCATCGTCCATAAAATTCAGCCGCAGACGTCTATAATTCTTATTATTAGGATGTATAACAATTAAATACATATCATTGATTTTTAGACCATAATAGGTCTCCAAAAACCAGCGATATACATTGAGCTGTAGGCTATAATGCCAATAATTCGTATCATGAAGATAATTAAGAGGGTGTAGGGCGCGACCGCCAAATTCATTTGCAGTCTTAATTTCCTTGCTGCGTTTCCAATCATAGACAACGTATGAATTATCCGATTTGCGATAAAAAATCATATCAATTGATCCAGTTAATTTATATTCTTCTGACCACACTTCCCATTCTGTACGAAAAGGTACGAGATCATGACCGTGTTCATTCCAGAAATTCGTGAAATAGCGCCACTCAGGAGTCATTTTCATTTCGGGGCTAATAAGATGTTCAGCGCCATTTAGAAACTGTTCAATCGCAAGATGCATTGCAGTTCCCTGTGAGCTCGCAGCCGCCCCATTCGCATCCCATTCAGCCTTAATTTCCTTTGCAGTCTTTCCGTACCATTTACTCTCAGGCCACTTGGGCGATTTCATCATTTTGGTGATCGTCGAATCGGGATCAAAATGAGGAAAGAATTCATGCAGGAATTTTGTTACACTAATGTAACCTGCAGTCTTCCCCTTTACCGTATAAATGTGTGTAGGTTCGTCGAATTGAACATGCTTATCCCTCTCATGTTCATTTGTAAAGGCTAAACTCTGCCACTTTGCGGGCATTTCTAGTTATAAAGGTAAGAAGGCTTTACACCCCTCAGAGGGCAATGGCTTTACACCCCTCAGAGGGCAATAACGTTGGTACTTAAATTTAAGGAAAACTCTTTGAGTTTTCCTTAAATTTATTGTACCAACAAATTAGTCGTAGGACATTAATTTTAAGGAAGTAGTGACTTCCTTAAAATTAAGTCACGACGTTAGCTTTACATCCTCAGTTTCCCTGTTTCATTAAGATAGAGCACAACGAGGCCAGCCTTTGATGTAAAATCCAGGAAAGAATAGGATATATTGCGTGCAGAAGTATCAATCATATCTTTTCTATTTAGATACCATACAACTGGGTACAAAGACCACGTGACGAGTGTTAAGACAACGAGAGAATATCCTTTCGCGAATGTTAGAAGTTCATAGACAATGGGAAGGAAAGCAAAACAACCTACTGCAAACCAATTCCATGCATCCTTTTCATCCTTTGAGTTTGACGCGAGCCATCCAGCAAAGATCATAAGTTGGTTAAGTACAATTAATATACCCATTGTCACTAGAGGAATATTATTGAGTGAAAAGATGAGATAGAGCATGATAGGGGTTGTAAGAAACCATGCAAGATAATGTGCCCACTGTCCAGTTTTCTTTTCAACATCTTTTGTACCTGACATAAAAATATATTTGAGTGCGCTAATAGCGGGGATAGCAGTTACATAAGCTTGAACATCTCCACGTGAAATTAAATAAGCACTAAAAAGTCCCAAGAGTCCTGCATTGGTAGCCTGTATAGTTTTATCCATTTATATAAGGTTAGGAAATAAATCTGGATACCCATTCCTTAATGTTTTCAGAGTCTTGCCATGTCACATGAATATGCCATGACCACTTTGCAAGAGAAGGCTTATTCACAATAAATGTGATAACTAACAAAGATCCATTGAGTATAGTATGATTTAGAATTTTCATTCCATTACTAAGCCAAATAGGGGAATCAAAAGGCCTATCATCAATAAAGGCCTTCCAAGACTTATACTCAATAACATTTGTTGAGATTTCTGCAGATTGCATAAAATCCCACTTACACTTATACGTTGTAACATAAAGATCTGCCCAATTCTGAATTTGTTCTAAGTCTCCATCTGTCACCTGAATACGCCATTCCCATACCTCATAGGATGGCTTATGAATAGTAAAGTTGATTACTAAAAGATTACCTGCAAATATCTTATAGTCGCAAATATTCATACCACTATTGATCCAGCTTGGAGAATCAAATGCCCTATCGGCAATAAATGCCTTCCAGCTAGGGTATGTTATAGTTGTTGCAGACATTGTTACTGTTGCATACGCCCAGGGCAACACCGATTTCAATTTTATTAACGCGGAAAACTGTGCAAAGGTACTTAGTCTTAATAATTAGGATGCCTTGCAGTTGTATAGTTCCTGGGCCTAAATATCCAGAGAACCAAGAATGGGGGCCGTTTGTTTGGCGCATGTTACATAGTTTAGCTGAACGTGCAACAAAAGTAGTAACCCCTCTTTATCAAATAGATGAACGACACGCATGGATGAATATTCTAAATACGACAGGAACAATGCTCCCTTGCTCAGATTGTAGAGATCATTATAAACAATATCTCGAACGATTTCCTGTAAAGGATATTATGACACTTCCATATGCATCATTACGAGAATGGATACGGAGGTGGATATTTAATATCCATAATTCTGTAAATGTTCGTCTTGATAAACCTATTTTTTCATACAATGACTTAGACACAAGCTATGCAACATTTGATCCGATGAATTACAAGCTGTTTGATCTTGTAGAGAAACGTGCAATTCAGCAAGGAGGAGTAAATATTCTTGCATGGAATACTTGGACTAAACACTATAGAACACTTACGAGTGTCTATGGTATTTAAAAAATTGACGTTCATCCTTGCAAAAAAAGCAACCATGGATTCATTTGTATTATTCTCTACTTTGTGGATTGCGCAGTTGTTTCTAGTTTTGGGATATAACAATATTCTAGGAAGGAGGAATACAGAGATTAATGCACGGTTTGATAAGCTAGAGAGGGAGCAGTCGTATCTACGTAATAGGATTCATCATCTGATGATTTCTGAAGAGGAGGATATCTCTGCTGATGCTGATGCTGAAGAGGATCACGATGAGTAACCAGGAAACTTAGCTAATTCCATTAAGATACGTCCAATCTTATTTTCACCTTCAATTGAACCATCATCGCGACGGACACCACCAACATTACTTGTGCTGGCGCCTGGAGTGTAATACAGTAGAATCTTCCCTTGGTTACGAACAGCCTCTACGATTTTTCTTAGACGCGCGTCATTTTCCCAGCGGTACTTGACACCTGTTCGGAGAACTTCATCCTTTACAGTCGCCCACTTTCCACCGTCGAATTCCACTTTGTATTTTTTCATGGTAGGCGGCCGCAAGGCATTCTTAACATCCTTATTCTCCTGTTCAAGAAGTTCGAAGTCACGATCCTCGGATAGCTTCTTTGTCCCTTCACTTGTTTCTGCAAGGCGCTGCCGAATGTATTCCTGGTGGATACTTCCATCGCGACCAAAGAGTACCTTTGCCAGATTAGGATTATTTGTTGCCATCTTATATGTCATGCCAGCCATGTAGTGATCGAGTGTAGGATACTGAACACCATCATCTTCAATCGGGAACGGTGCTGAAGGTGCAAGCCAGCGCCCTGCACCCTTGTCATCGATCTTCAACTTGTCTTGAAGTGCAGCGCGACTATAGAACTGGAAGACTTCGCCAATTGCATATTTCGTTGATGGGGCGGCTGCAGTAGAAGCCGCGACGGGTACAGTGCGTACTGCTGCAGGGGGTGCATTAGCATTAGCGGCAGAGGCAGCAGCATTAGCGGCAGCAGGAAGGACACCTGTAGCAGGGACACCTGTAGCAGGGACACCTGTAGCAGGAAGAACACCTGTTGCAGCACCACTTGCCGCGGCAGCCGCCATATTGCGATTAAATGATGCAGCAGCGGCTGTAGCAGCGGCTCCAGGCGACAAAGGCGCCAACGACGCAGGCGCACCCACAATCCGCGGCCGCCTCTTGCCTGTGAGTGCAGCAACAGCAGAAGGAGGAGCTTCAAGCGCACCAGACATTTCCGCAGCCGCATTAGCGACCTCTTCAATCACAACAGTCTCGCGCTTCCTCTTGAAGACAAACCACCGATTCAGGAAAGAGAATTGCTTCACCGACGCAGTCATAGGAAATTTCTTTCCTGTCTTCTCATAAGTCGCCTCAAACATACTTGTGCTCTCAGTAAGACCAATCTCAGCCATCTCAGCAGCATCAAGAAGCTCGCATCCAATCGTTGCAAGTTTCTTCTTGAGGAGTTCGAACGGTACTAGATACTCACGATGAGATGTACCAATCGTAACAAATTCAACATCAACACCGAGGCCAAACCCATCATCATCATCAGGCAGATCATCCTCTTCATACTGCTTCGTGATCGTCCAAAGCAGTGAATTTCCATCCATGCCAGACTTGACACCACCCTTTAGAGTTGCCCGCATAAGATTAAAGACAGCATCACCGTCGAAGCAGCATCCGATGAAATATCCGCCAACCTTGAGGCCATCCGCCAAATTCCGCAGAAATCCGTCAAACGTCAGCTTATTCTCGAAGAAGTAATGCAAGGCAAACATAACAGAGACGCAATCCGCGCCATTCTTCAGCCGCCCAGCACCTTCCTTTTCAACAAACGGAGGCACGGGGCCACTAGGACGAACACGTCCCATAACAGAGCGGAGAATATCCTTCTCCTGTTCAGTTGCACCAGCAGTTCCATCAGCAAGAAGCTTACTACTATCGGCAATTGCAAAGATCATAGGAGGCAGATCCTTTGCATTTGAACGTGTATTCAGATACCTACTGTAAGCACCATCTGAAGGATCAGTGATATTATTACCAGCATTATCAACACCAAGAACAAAGCCCACCTTTGCACGACGCCACTTCTGAAGATCTGCAGCCTTTCCAACTGCAAGATCAAGAAGTGTCTTTCCACCACCATGGAGACCTGCAGCAAAGAGAATTGTCTCCTTGATGTATTTGTTGTGGAAATCGCGCAGACCGCGCACCTTTCCAATATCCTGTGAAGGTGCCTTGCGATCATAATAGCGCCGAGCAACACCTTCGCGCCCTTCTGTCTCTTTGCTCAGCGCCGACAGCTCTGCATCAGTCGGCTCATCTGCACCAGACCGAATCATACTCGTAGTAATCGGCTCATGGATACTATTCCATACACCCTCAGCAGTCTTATCAGAGTTCAATGTTCGTGTCAAGATTCCCTTTTGCAGACGCTCAGTCTTGTCCATGCGAACACGCAGAGGCTTCCAGCGCCATCCAGGAGACTCAGATGGATCATATGACATTTCTACAATGCTCTTAGTTTGGATAGGCTCCTCACTGTCTTCAGTAATAATATAGTCCTCACCTGTATCAGGATCAGCCTTTATTTCAAGATAGCAAATACTCGCCATTGTATCAGGAAATTCAACAGGATTAAAGGGAACAGGGCGATATTCACGGCCACCTTTACGCTGTGCAGTAGCAGCAGCGGTACCTTGGAGAATAGATTCACGAGGATTGTTAAAAGCGGGATCTGCACTGCTACCTACAAGGAGACGCAGTGTCTTATAGGTGACGGTTTCACCTGTTTCAGGCTTAATACCTACTGTGATGCGATCCTCCTTGGAATCGGTGAATTTCTCAACCTGTACAAGGAAGTCAATTGTATTGTCCTTTGAAGGCTTCCACTTAAATTGCTCTTTGAAAGCAGGCGACGTAGGAATTCCATGTTCATTCGGAGTAAAGATAAGACCATCCGTGTTATAGATTGTCTTCATATCAAGGATACGTGCAGCCGCCTGGAAGATAGCACTGTCGCCCTTTTCAGCAAAGAGGAAACTCTTCGTCGCCACCTGAATCCGCGTTGCAGCAGTAATACCAGGTGCAACCTTTGTATCAGTATTCCAGGTACTAATCCATCTCTTCATGCGATTATGACGTGTCTCATCGATTGCCGCACCTGCCTTATAGAATGGCAGCTTTGCAACATCATTCTTATCAACATCAATATAGATATCGAAAAGGAGTAGCTGGGAGACAGGCTTTGAATCGGCGGTCTTTGTTACCCATTCACCGTCAAGGAGTGAAAGGCGACAATTCGGATTGGTGAGGCCTGTCTTGTAAATAGTAAATCCCATATCGATCATGAACATCTCTCCAACCTTATCACAGAAGGCCATCACACGAAGCCCATCGGCCTTATCGGTTACATTGTAGCCGTCGCGGATGTTTGGAACACCTTCATCACGAACCTTTGCAAAGTTCTGAAATTCCATTGTAATGGGCGCAACACCGCGGAAACGATCAGAACCAACAAGATCCTTGTATGCACGCAATACGCGATCCTTTACATTTTTACGCATGATAAATGTATGCTTCTGGATACCGCGGAGGACTTCACCGATACCCTTAATGAGACGCTTCACAGCAATATCAGGAGTATCACCTTCAAGGCGCTTGAGTTCAACCTCAATCTCATAATAAGGTTCAGATGCCATGATATCCTGATCGCGGAAGAGGCGCTGCCACTTGTAGCTCTTATTTGCATATGTACCAGTTCCGCGTACAATAGACAAATCAATAACCATACCATGGCCCTCGGGTTCAAAACTCCAGCGACGAATCATGCGAAATGCCTTTTTCTGTGTGGCCCATGTATTAAAGACCTCCTTGACCTTTGCATCATCATTTGCAAGATCAATTTCTCGCCGCACCTTTACTCTCGTATCATAGTCACTAAGATCAATATTGGCCTCAGGAACAGTCCTGTCCTTAATCATGGCAACAAACGGCTTTCCAGCAAGAATATCATCTTGGCAGTAATTCTGGATAATGCCGAGCCCCTTGATTGCAAATCGCAAATGTTCAGGGAGCGTAATCGTGAGGCGATCCTCTTGGGGGAGCGGACTATATCCACGTGCCCTTAGTCTCTTTGCGACAGAGAGGAACGTTGTGACATCTACACGACCATCGATGCCAAATGTAGCCTCAAGTTCCTGTTCTGGACTTTCAAGCCACGCGGCAACTTTCTTTTTAAGGTTTTCGACTTCGGGTGCGAAAAGCTCCATTTCTATTCACTTATCTAGACTTCCCTTTGAGCCACCAACGCACTCAAATTTAGCTATCGCATCTAATGAAAATGTGTAAGTAGATGCGTAATCGTATCATAGCGGCCAAGAATATTGCACCAATCCTCCTTTTTGGGCTTCTCAACAGTTGGCTTGATATTTGCCGCCACGCAACGCGCCTTTACAGCGTCCAGCTTTAGATCAAGATCAGCTGGCCAGTGAAGTTTCCATCCTTCTTTCTCTCGATCCAGGATCCATGTACCGAGACCTTCGCCGAGAGACCTCTCACCCGGAAGATGGAAAATGCAGCGTGATCCAAGAGCAGTCGTCCAGACAGGAAGTTCCTTGCTCCAAGAACGAAAATCCTTCGGGAAGGGTAAAACTCTCTTGTGGATATCATCAAGAATCATTTTTTGGAATCCTAGAACAAAACAAAGAGCCTCGTCAAGTTCAGGAGTATCCTGTTGAGGAGAAACGGCTGCAGACTGCTGGGCGGAAAGTTGCTCGAGGATCTTCTTTCTCTGCCAACGGTGGCCACGACAATCCTCTTCAATTCTCTTTGCAAGTTCTACAATCTTCTCCATAAGAATCTGCTTGCGGAGTTTGAGAGTTCCAACACGATACAGTGGATCCGAGTGCCAGAGGTAGAAACTAACAGGACCGGGAGGATCGAGAGGAGTCACTACACAACCTCCAGGTCCATTGATTACCTGATAGTCATCACTAGTGTCACTGATTATACGAATCTCTATCGGAATTACTGATGTATTACGAGAGGGGTTCGTTTCTATCCATGACTGTACTGTTGCGAGCATTGACATCCTTAAATGAATAAGGTGTCAAATGTTTAGACCTGCCCGCCAAGTAATTCCTGTACTTTCCGTTCTTCCTCTTCACGAGCATTGAACTCATCACGATTTTTCTTGCAGAATTCCATATATTCCTTCATCTTCAAAAAAGTAACTGCAGAAAGTTTTGAAATATCGAAAAAAATGCCGTTGCTATTTTCACTATATTCTGACTTATCGGCTTTTAAGATATGAAAAATAGACTCCTGCTCCGACTTCACCAGCTTTTTCAGATCCTCTAGAAAATTTTTTCTTTCATCATACTCTTCAGCCGTAAGAGACATTCTAGTATGATTTATGCTATGTTAAATATAGCTTATTACGCGTTTATAGTATCACGGAGTTCCATGAGGAGCTTTCCTAGACGATTCTGCCCCTTGCGGGCCTTTCCAATTCCCCAATAAATATCCGTAGGGGAGGCTTCAACCAGTTCCTTGCCCTTCGTAGAAAGAAGAATCTGCTTCAATGCTTCGTTTTGCGTGAATTTAGCCTCCAGCGCCTTCTTCATGACCTCCTCGCGAACAGAATCCCAATCGGGGCGAATAGGATGCTCCTTTGAACTTCCTAGACTCTTTGCAGATTGGGGTGTCTTGATCTGGCGGATTGTCTCCTGGTATGCAGGATCAGTGGGAAACTTCATGGCCTGGAAATAGTGTTCAACAGAAGGCCATGTCTTTCCATCTAGACTAAAAGGGGCTGCATAGAAGTTACTGAGTTCCTTAAATTCAGGCTTCTTGCTGTAGAATTCAATGACATTTGGATTTGCTGGTGCCGTAACAGCTGCTGGTGCCACTGCGGCAGGTGCAACTGCAGCAGGGGCAACCTCTTCTTCTTCTGCTGCAGGTGCAGGTACAACCTCTTCCTCTTCTGCAACAGCATCAGTAACTGCCTCTTCCTCTTCTTCTACAGGTACAGGTGCAACCTCTTCCTTGATAAGTTCCTCCTCCTCTTCCTCTACAGCAACAACAGGCACACCTGAAACAAGGCTACGAAACAGACCAACACTCAGGATATAGGGATCATTGACTTGAAACCTAGACTTCTGAATCTCAACCTCAACTGTCTGCCCAATTTCAATCGCCTCGAACTCCTCATTTCCAATGTGCAGATCGCGCGGAAGAATAATATTAATTGCATCCTGGTAAGAAACATACATACCCATCTTATTCTTTCGCACAACAACTGCAGAAAGAACAGTACCTGCAGGCGGATTTAGCACCTTTCCTTCCGCCTGTAAATGAAAGACAACATCTCCAGTGAAGCGACCCTTTTCAATATATCCCATAGAACGAGAAAGTAACTTTAGAGTATCCTGAACAACAAATCCATGAGATGAACACTTATTTTCAAGACGAATACTCAGCTTTTCAAGAAGAAGACTATCAATATCAGTAATTTCCTTACGAAGGTCTCGTGGTGTCAAAGCAACACGCTCTTCAAATAATGCAGTGTGTTCCATGTTATAACACTCTTCTAATTAATAAAGTATCAATTTTAAACGGCCGCTGCAGCCGCTGCACCCTTCTTTGAACGGCTTGTTTTAGGCTTTTCAAGAAGAACCTGATGCCTACTCTTATATGCAGCAACAGGGCGGAAAAACCAATACTTTCCACCTACACGCATCAAATTCATCCAACGTAAAATAATATTTTTCAGACTACATGCGCGTGAGGCATTTTGGAATTTCCGCGGCCCTGTAAAATCCTCCATTGTAAGACCAAAGCGCGGCAGCCCAGCGTCTGCAAGAGAATTTCCAATTACAACTAAACTTTCCAGCGTATGAGAAATCTGTGTAATAATTTCGCAAGCACCGCCCTTCGGAGGAATCTTTCCAACAAAAGACGGTTTATCCGTTGTTTTAAAAATAAGAAATCCAGTTTTTAGATTCGGAACCAAGAAACCATAGATTTTTCCAACGGTATTTATATTTGCCTGCAGTTTATTGAGTGGATCTGTAGGATCCGTATCAAATACACGCGCAACAGCAACATCACATGCAGCCGCACCGCACTGGTACCGCAAAATACCTGTCTGTGCATCAACAAATCGAAAGACTTCACGGCCACCCTTCGACATATAGTATTCAGCCGCAATACTCTTTTCACTCGTGACTAGTTGAGCCTGTTCCTTCGGCCGAAGGAATTCATCCCACACAAGACCAAGAAGAACATCTGCAAGATGGCCGCGCCATGTTTCATTTCCACGCATAAACTCGTAGAGCCATAGAATTCCAAAGAGATGCTGAATTTCCTTAGAAAGTTCTGCTGGATTTGTATAGCGAATTTTGAGTACTTCTTGGACGTTGCCTGGAATATCACTGATATCCTCTCCAGAACGAATTCGCTCAGACCATTCAAGGATAGCAGGCCATATAGACCCACCTGCTTGAATAACTTCCGTCCGTTTCACAACTTCCATGGGAGGTTCAAAGAGATCACGTTTGACAGGAAAACTCTGAACACGGAGAGCAAGGGGAATATTCTGATCAATGAGTGCATCAGGCTGAAATAGATAATATCCGTTTCGATACACAATATATCCTTCCTGTCGTCCGAGAGTAATGCGGAATGCCTGGTTGCCAACAACCTCTGCAAGAAGAGACTTCAGAGCAATCCGAGGAATAGAACTAAACATCTTTTCAATATCATCGAGGCGAAACATAGGCTGCTCATTCTCTTCAAATAGACGACGAATTGCCTTCTTTAGAGAGGCCTCATGCCACCGCGCACTAAACTCATCATAGGTTGAAATATCTGTCTCTTCTTCTAAACCCACAGGCTTTTTACACTCATAGGAGCAATTTTCAATCCAGTCACAGATTGCAGTATAGGGTGCATCATTGATAGAGACCATATGTGATTTTCCATGTGCATCAATATGGTTCTGTTCATCAAGAGATAGTTCTTCATCATCATCAGGAATAACAATTGCGTCAATATTCAGATTGCAGTCAAGCGCATATTCTTTGAGAACACGTGTAACATTTCCCATTTGCTGCGCCTTTGCAAGTGCATTTCTATACATATAAAGATCGGCAGTTTCAGTTTCTCCATTCTCAAATGCATTGACTAGAAGATGTATTGTTGTATTTCTCTTTTCAGGAGGCAGCAGTGAATGCGAACATGTGCGGACACCACGCCCAAGAACCTGTTCCATCTTATTCAAGTGAAACCAACTATCGAACACATAGATTTCACGAACGAACCGCAAGTCAATACCTTCTGATGCAACCTGAGATCCAACAATCACCTTTACATCACGGCCAAGCTTATTTTTTTCATTACGTGCAGCTGCAACCATTGCACCATTATTCGGTGAAATATTCGCTTTGCCTGTGAGCAGAATATATTTTGCAGGTGAAAAGATGTGTCCTGTTCCCTTATGCACCTTTTCTTTCTTATCACAGAATGCACACTGTCTTCCTCCTTCTACCTGAATTCCATCACGGAGGAGTGAGTCACGTCCAACAGGTGTATATCCATTTGCCTCTAAAGCAAGAACAAGAGGAAGAGCTCCAGATTTAATAAAACGGCTATAGATAAAGATAACACCTTCCGTTGTTTTTATCCGATCGATCACAAATTTCGCCTTAGGAGATGCAACACCAATGGTTTCTGCAGTGAGCCATGTAGGCGGGCCAATACGAGAAGAGTACTGTGTTGCAACACCTAGACTATGTTCCTCGAAACATCCATCAAACCCAACATCACCTTTACGTGCAGCATCCTCTGTTCCTGGGAAGAGCCAATTTCCAGTCTGCACCATTGTATCGATCGAAGCAACCGCAACACCACCGCGCCGAACAGATTCCTCTGAAATTCTCATATAGGTCTCGAGACTCTCATCACTAAAGGTCACAGGGACAAGAGGAAGACGCACCATATGATTTTTCTGCCTTTCAGAAATCTCGACACCAGTAGGAGAAAAATTCGGCCATACTTCGAGTTTCGGTGTCTCAAATGGCTGGAGACGAATAGGGAATGAAAGAGGATTTTCACCGCGCATGAAACTCACATAGGCGGCGGCGGCATGTCCTAGGATCTCTTTTCCATTCGGCTTGAATGTCCCATTCACTTCAAAAATATCACGTTCTTTTATCCTGATACGCTTATCATTGATGAGCAGAAGATTCAAAATAAAAATAATCTCCCTGTAACTATTGTACATAGGCGTCGCTGTAAGAAGAACAAGTTTCATCCCACGAACAACTTTGAGAACTTCAAGAAGTGACGGTGTAAGTCTCTTTCCAGCGCTTGCATCATCTAACTCTTCGTCGCCACCAGCAATATCAACATTATCATCTGCGGTTTCTCCAGGAATATCACGTAAATTGTGAGCCTCGTCAATAATCACCATATGTCCCTCAAATGCACGGCGAAGTTCAGCAGGAATACGATCATCAGGGGCACGTTTCCGAATTGTCTCAATATAGCGTGCAAATTGTATATAACCCATAAATTCATAGCGTGTATTGATAAATGCGCGAATCCGAGATGCAATTACACCCTTTTCACGCTCGAATTCAGTTCCAGTGCGTTTTAGATAGAAATTACCAGTACATCCTTTCTGAATATTAGGTGTATTCTCATCTTCTGACATAATAAGATTATCAATGTCGAAAATAGTCCGCCGAAAGTTCGGCTGAATATTTGGTGGTGCAACAATAATGACTTTTTTAGTAGGATAAATATTGAGATAACTCTCTGCGATGGAAATTGCAGCGCATGTTTTACCGACACCTACACCATGATAGAGAAGCGCACTGTTATAGGGGCTCTGTGCAGAAAGAAAACGACTCACGAATCTCTGAACAGGAGAAAGTTCGAATTCATTACTGGGATCACAGAGATCAATTCCTTTCTTCTGGAGCGCCTTCATTGACTCCTGACGATTTTCAGAAAACTCCAACTTTCGGAATAGTTTCTCATGGAACCGCGGATCGTCGAGTGAAGGATAGAGACCATAGCGACTTTCAATCAGATCTGAGAATCCTTGACCTTCTGCATCTTCTTCATCGCCGCCGCCTTTTTGCGTAGCACTAGGGCGACTGGAAGCAACCGAAGAAAACGTAGGAAACAAAGGAGGATTCAGAATTTTTGTTATATAGTGAAAAAGAGCAGGACTTTCTTGAATATCCCATAACCGTTTGAGATCTTCACGACCGAATTTTTCAAATTGCTCCATATTCACTCCTCTTTACTTGTGAGACTTAAAATTAAAGGACAATAATTACGTAATAGACTACTTGCCTTTAGAAGAATCTCACGCTTTTCAACATTATCTGCACGTATCATTCGGAGTGCATCATCTAGAGAAAACCAACCAATATTCCCAACTTCACGCATCATCATTGTATTTTTCGTATCAACCTTAATATCTTCTGATCCAGGCGCATATGCAATAAAATACTTATGACAATAATGAATATTATTTGTTCCAAAGAATGATTCTTGAATTGGCTGTAAGTTGCGAATAGGGATAATATCTGCATCGGTCAGACCTGTTTCTTCTTTTACTTCACGCAGCGCACACTGGAACTCAGATTCACGTTGATCCCGCCGACCTTTAGGAAATCCCCATTCAGGCGTTTCCCATGTGCATGGAATTGTCTTAAGAAGACCTTCCAGACTAATCTTCTCGCCTGAGCCTTCATAAAGATAGCCATTGCGTAATCCATCGAACTTTGTACGACTTACTTCCTTTTCAGAACGATATGCTTGTCCTTGTTGGTCTGTTGTGATCCCCCAGAGACCTGTCCAGAGTTCATCAAAGGATAGATTTGTAAGTTTATCTCTTTCCTTTTGCGTAATAGACGCCAATTGATGCCGTATATAATCGATTTCCTGGAGCTTATATTTCCCACGCATGATTTCAACAAAACCAAGACTATCACGACGCTGGATAAGAAGATATTGGATTGATTGTCCTTTCTGTTCAAGTCCATTCACACAGACCGATGATTTAGTAAGCTGTGCAGCTTGGTTCCAACCATCTTTTACACGAAAGATGATCATCCCAAAACTGGTAACTGGGGCAAGACATTGGCGAAATGAATGGCCAAAAATCCCACAATTTGTACATGTAACTTTGCTTTTTATTTGATTATACATATAATCACCCTACAGTTTGGTTGTACCTTTTGTTTAGACCTTGGCATAACGTCGTGACTTAAATTTAAGGAAGTCACTACTTCCTTAAAATTAATGTCAGCGGCACCGCAGGTGCTGCTGCTGAGCGCTCGTCCAAAGGACGAGCTGTCCAACGACTAATTTGTTGATACATTAAATTTAAGGAAACTCAAAGAGTTTCCTTAAATTTAAGTATCAACTGTAACCCATCTTGGCGTCCAAGATACAAAAACAAAACAGTAGAATAGGAGAGAGATGAAGTTAAAAATGCCCCCTCAAGTCTGGGGACCCTTTTTCTGGCATACAATACATATTACTGCCTTAGGATATCCCGAAAAACCCAATTATTCACAGAAGAAAGCAGCAAAGGAATTTTACGAGAGTCTTGCTTTCCTACTCCCGTGTAGTGTATGCAAAGAACATTATGCCCAGAATTTAGCCATTAAACCTATCACGCCTTTTCTCGATAGACGACAGGATTTACTCAAATGGACGATTGACCTCCATAATAGTGTAAATGCATCACTTAAGAAACCCGCAATGAGTGAGTCTGATGTCATTGACTATTATAAACGTCTAGGATCTCGTGGCCGCTCGCCTGTATGGACAGTTACAGATTTCGCGGAGGCTGATATGAGAGCTCGGATTCAGGGCATCGGCATAGGTGCAGGGGTCACCGTTGTTGCACTGGGGCTTTTATGGATGACGACAAAAGCAGAAAAATAACTGGTAATGTTAGGGAATGGCAATCCATAGCAAACGCGGACAGACCCGCAAAGCAAAACCAGTGAATCCAGAAATCTTCGAAGGTCTTCATATTCCAAAGGGTACAACAAAGGAGCCGAAAGTAAAGGTGAAGATCATAACTCTTGAACCGAAGATGACCGATGAAGAAATAAAAAACAGGGAAGGAAGCTACTTTACAGAAAAAGACGTCGATGAGATTATTGACTATGACTGTGATGTCTATGTAAAAGATGAAACAGGTGAAAAGGTGCTTCTTGCAAAGTTTCGTAGAAATGTTATCGATAAAGATCTAATACGGCAGGGCTGGGAGGCATTTTACAATACAGCAGCCACAAGCCGCAATCGTGGAGCCGCTGCTGGGCCGATTGACGTAAATGGGATCTACTGGAGCAAGCGGAAACCGACAGACATTACAAAGTGGTCGGCGAGATATTACCAGGACGGCAAACTGAGCAAAATGCGCGTGAATAATCTAGTGTTCAGTTCAGTTCTCGGATATTATGAGCAGACACCATTCATGGGTCTTCCGTGCCGCTTGACATCCTATACACAACGGTATTTCAAAGAATATAAGAAGGGCATGGCTTTTATCGAGAAAATTTCCGAACTTTTCAAGAAACTTGTCCCTGAACCCTTTAAGAAACAGTACAAGCAAACAAGTTCAAAGAGTTTCTACCAGATTGGAAATACAGCCTTTTCATCGGTAACAGTCAATCGCAATTTCCGCACGGCGCTGCACTGTGATGCAGGTGACTTCCGTGAAGGCTTTGGAAATTTATCTGTTATTGAGCGCGGCTACTACCATGGAGGAAATACACTTTTCCCGCAATACAAGGTCGGATTCAATGTAAGAACAGGTGATTTCATTGCAATGGATGTACATAAGTGGCACTGCAATACGGAGATGGTAGAAACAGCGGAGGATAAAGAAAAGAATAAGAAACTTCCACGTATTCACCGTGATGATGAAACTACGGGTAGTCAAGGTGCAGAAAAACCCTTTACACGGATTTCATTTGTATGCTATCTCCGCGAAAAGTTACTTGGATGTAATGAGGCAGAAACAAAGAAATATTACAAAAAGATTCACTTTGACCCTGAGAATGGACCTATAAAAGGAACACGAAAAATGAAGCGGTAATCTAAATTTAAGTACTAACGTTAGAATGCTACAGAGTAGAACACAAAGTCTTCTTGCAAAAAGAAAAGCCCTCAATGCGGCAAGCGCACCTGCTGTAGGAAAGATTACTCCACTTCAACCCAAGATTGCACCCACTGCAGCTCCTCCTGTGGAGGCTGCAGCCGCTGCAGCTATTTCTGCTGCGGCGGTAGGAAGCACTGCTCCTCTTACACTTCTTGGAAATATAATTGGATTCTTTTTCTATACAAGTGCAACCCTCTTTGTTATTTTTCTTATTTTAGTCTTTATCCACTTTACAATTGCGCCTGTATTTCAGACAGATCAGGGTGGATTTATTCCAATTGGAAATATTTCAACTATCCAAGCGTATCAGAAAGCCCCTGCAGCCCCAACCGAATCAGTGGATACAACTATGACTAGTTATGATTTTACATTGCAGACATCAGTTCTAATCTCAAGTAAATATAGTTCAACAGTTGCACCTCGTGTTCTATTCTATAGAAACGATTCTGTAGTTACTCTTCCTGCCTCTGCAAAGGTAAATGATTTACCGACTCTATTTAATAAAACAAATCTACTTGCATATATCAATAATCAGAATAATAGTTTGAATGTCATTATCTATACACTTGATAACAATGGAACGTATATTGCAAATACAGTCCCTCCAATTGATACAGTTCCTGTAGGAACTCCTTTTAATCTTACAATTGTTTTCCAGCAACACTTTATGGAGATCTATATTGATGGAAAACTACAAGCAACAAAAACATTCACAGGGATACCGATGGACTGTAAAAAGAAATTATTTGGCCCCCCTGAATCAGTAAAGGATTTAGTACAAATAGGAAAGTTATCTTTTACACCTCTTATATTGACAGCAACGCAAATACGTAATGCGGTTGTTCCTGTTGGGGCTGATTTTTTTAAAACTAGTTGATGCAACATCTTAATTTTATCTGTAATCTCTAGATGGACTGGTGGATATATGCAATTATAATACTTGTCACTGTCACATTAATAGTTGTCGGTGTCGTTTATTTTTTCTATCCACAACTTTTGTCGAAATCGCTTTCAACATCGGCAACAGGACCCTATGATTTATCAACAAGTCACAGTATCCTTTCTTCTGACATTTCAGAAAAATTTTCGACAAATACGAGTATTACAGTACAGGGATTATTTTTCGTGAGCCCTTTACAGCGTACGGCATCAGCAATTGTATGTGGAAGACCTGGAAATCCATCATGTGACGATGGAAGGTTTCACACATGTAAATGTGATCTAAGCAATAACTGTAGCCGATGCACGCGTACTGGATATACCCCGCTTATCCAAATTGCGGATATATTTTCAGTTGAACTTCTCTCTGCACCTGATGCGGGTCGCCAAGGAAAAGTCATGGCCCAACTTGCGATTAAGACACAGACAAATATGGATGGATCAGGAAACCCTATTTCTGCCAGTGGTGGAACAAAGGTTTCACAGGCAAATATTGAAATAATCAATTTACCTACATTCCCTGTACAGAAGTGGGTGATGCTCACAGTTGTCCGTGATGGGCGTCGTTTTGATGTGTATTATAATGACCGTTTAGTAGCATCACAGAAAGTTCTTTACATGATGGGAACTGCACTCGATTCAACAAAAGGAATGACAGTAGGAAATCCCGGGTTTAGTGGATATGGTGGAGCACTTACGGTCTATTACACTGCACAGAAGGCTGCAGAAATTTCTAGAGTCTATTCTTCTTCAACTGATACACGTGGGGCGCCCTATTTGACTTTACCTAAAAAAGATGGTTCTCCTCAAGGCGCTACAGGATTTACATTTCCGTCACTTTGTTTAACAGGATCATGTGGTCCTGCAGTCCGACCTTCTAAACCCTGGATGGACTGGGATAGTTCTTATGCTTAATTTATGTACTAAGCTTAGAGAGTATGCAAGCAAATCCTAGCAATGGGACTTCTGTAATTTCAGGATTTGTAAATCTTGTAATTGTTGCAGCTGCACTTGTTATCATGTATTATTCATTTAAGTTTTTCTACGGTGATATCACGGACAAGGGTATTACAATCCTATCCAACAAGATCTATGCGAATCAGGGGACAAAGACAATAACAAACCAATCAAAGATCTATGAAGGTGGTGAATATACTGTAAATCTATGGCTATATCTGAGTGGATGGAAGAAGAACTATGGCACGCGGAAACATGTGTTCCAGCTGGGAGGATCGAATTTCTCAACACTGCTAATTGCACTAGGCGCGTTCAAGAATTCTCTTATGGTTCGCACACACACTGCATCTGTGTCCGGTGGAAAATCGCGCGAACATTATGCGGATTACCCTCATCGTGATGCATCAGGATATGATGTGAATGGTCTTAAGAAGAAATCTGGTTCAGCAATCTCTACTGCTGAAGCCAATGCGGAATATCGTGAAAGCAAGTCATGGGATAAGAGAGGTGTAAATGCACAATTAGCCGCAGGGGGTGATCGTGGTGCTGGCTCTTCTTCTTCTTCCAGTAAGAATTACCGTGATGGAAGTGGTAATTATAATACATGGTCAGCCAGCAGCAGCAGCAGCAGGGGCAGTCGCAGGGGCGGCAGTAGCGCTAGCGGCAGTAGCGCTAGCGGCAGCAGTGCCAGTGGCAGCGGCGGTTCATGGCGTGAGACAACAACACAGGATATCTCTCTCACCACGAGGGATGTTTCTGACCTATTCAAGCCGCTCTCATTTGATGATGGTCTGACGCACAGTATGCCTGCATGCGACATTGATGAGATTGACCTCCAGCGGTGGATCCAGCTGACTGTTATCCTCAATGGGCGCACATGCGATATCTATATGGATGGAAAGCTTGTTCGTTCGTGTGTCCTTAAGAGCTTTTTCAAGGTAGATCCGACAGGGCAAACTGTAAAACTAGTGGATCGCGGCGGTTTCGATGGATATATAAGTAATGTCAGCACGCACAATTATGCAATGGGACCTGATGCAGTCTATCGCAGCTACATGGCGGGTCCTACAGGAGGCTCCACGGATCCTTGGGCCTATCTGATGAGCTGGTTCCAGCCGAAGCCGACCCCCCCTAACCAAGCGACTGTGGGTGAGAAAACATGCTATGACTTATGTGGTAATACAGTACCTACGTAAAGAGTAGTATCATTAAACTCAACTTTAATAAAAACTCTCTGAGTTTTCCTTAAATTTAAGTACTAACGTTAGAGATGTCATCCTACTATGGACCTCAGCCTACGGCAAATTCAACAGGCTATGAAGTAATGATTGGCTTACTTATTGTTGCTATAGGTGTAGGTGTTTTCTTCCTGGCTGAAGGACTCTACAAGGGCATAGATACCCTTGGCGACCGCTATGTAAAGTTAATGGACTACACTGTTTCTGCAGACGATAAGAGTTTAGTCATTCACCAAGATATTGGAAAGTATCCTGATGCGAAGCCTATTCTCTTTTCCGAGAATGAGCCATCAGGAGTCGAATTTGCATATTCCTTCTTCATGTACATAAACCCGAATACATTTACTGGCAACGCGAAGTTCCACCATGTATGGCACAAGGGCATGGGATGTATCTGGCCGCTGATGGGTCCTGCGGTTCTTGTTCATTCGAATAACAATGCTCTCCGCATAATCATGAACTCAACTGAGAACCCCTATACATATGTTGATGTGATGAACATTCCCGTTAGCAAGTGGTTCCATGTAGTTCTCAATTGCAGAAAAAACGCGATGGAGGTCTATATTAATGGAAATCTAACTAATAAGATCCGCTTTGGAAATGGTGTCCCGTATCAGAATTTCCAGGACATAGTTCTCTTTTCAAACACGAACTATGTATTACGGAATACGAGCGCACCTTCTCTTGGTGAAGAGACAAGTTTTGAACTCGAGGGGACCTTCAAGGGGTGGTTAAGTGAATTAATTTATACCCGGTATTCACTCTCCTTTATTGAGATTAATAGACTGTTAAATGCTGGTCCCTCTCAGAAGGTAAATCAGAAATCAATGGATAAGCCTCCCTATTTTTCAGATAATTGGTGGATGACCACTGTAGCCCCGCATTAAAGGCATCGTTTAACAAAAAAATAATAAGTCTTAATTATACTTATTATTTTTACCGACTGTCAATAACCTAAAGCACTTAATATTTCATAACAAAAGAATGACGGGAGGAGGTCTCTTATCACTGATTGCATATGGAACACAAAATGTACTTTTATCTGGAAATCCACAGATGACGTATTTTTACAAGGCATTTAGGCGTTATACGCATTTCTCGATGGAAAATGTAACATCTACGATGGATGGGCCGAACGAACTCTTTTTCGACCAGAAGATTCTTCTCCGTGCAAAGATTCAACGTGTTGGCGACCTTCTCTCCGACATGTATTTCACGTTTCGCCTCCCTGATATTTATAGTAAATATGTACCACCTTCTGTACAAAGAACAAATCAATATCAATTTCAGTGGGTGCGTTATATTGGTGCAGCTATCATAAACAATGCAGCCTTTTTCGTAGGTGGCCAGAAGATACAGGAGTTTGACGGCTCCTATTTAATGACACGTGCGCTTGCTGATTATGATGCAGATTCATTCCAAAAATGGAGAATTCTAATTGGCGATGTTCCTGAACTTATAGATCCTGCAAAGGGCATTTATGCAGGCGGCACAAATGCCACAGGCTATCCGCATGTGTTTCGTGATTCTACACAGCCGGCTGGAGGACAAGCCAATCGTCCGAGTATTTTTGGACAAGACATTCATGTTCCTCTTTCTTTCTGGTTTTCCGAGGCAACTTCACAGGCACTTCCTCTTGTAGGTTTGCAGTATCACGATTGTGAAGTACAGATTACACTGAATCCGATTAATCAACTCTATACATATCTGGATGCATCAGGATTCCGTGTTGCACCGAATTATCGCATGAATGCACCTACATCCGATATCTTAATGAATATTCCAGCATATGGAACGACACTTGATATTAGTGGCCAAATAAAGTATTTTTTAACAGATCATGGGACATCTCCACCTATTATGAATCAGTGGTATCTGAATCCTCGCATACAGAGCACCTATATCTATCTTCCATCAGATGAGCAGAAACTCTTTGCAACGACACCTCTCTCCTATGTCTTTAATCAGATCACACCCTATCCTTTCCAGGGTCTCTTTAATCGCCAAGTTCTAGATCTAGAGACTCATAATCCACTGACACGCCTTCTTTTCTTTACGCAAAGATCCGATACGACTTCACGGAATGACTTTGCAAATGTGACAAACTGGTGGAACTTCCCGTATCCCCCGTATCATCCAACGCCAGGAAATACGCCAATGAATGTTAGTGCATTTTCTTCAGGAATCTTTGTTCCGCAGGGGCAGATGAATATTCTCCGCGCAATCCGCGTCCTCTGCGACGGAAATGAGATTCAGGAAGAAAAGACAATTGACTACTTTACGAAGATTGTTCCATGGAGGTTTAGTTCTGGTCAAACAAAGACGCTTGTCCCAATCTACAGTTTTGCGCTCCATAGTCCAACTCCCCAGCCATCTGGAAGTCTCAATAGCAGCCTTATCCGTAATTTCCAAGTTGAGGTAGATGTCTATCCCCTCCCGTCAGGAACAACTTATACGTACAATCTTACGATTTATGTTGAAAGTCTAAACTTCTTTGAGGTTACGAGTGGAATGGGCGGAGTCAAGTATGCATTATAAATTTGAAGCCAGTTAATTTATAACGTTGGTACTTAAATTAGTCGTAGGACAGCTCGTCCTTTGGACGAGCGCTCAGCAGCAGCACCTCTGGTGCTGCTGACATTAATTTTAAGGAAGTAGTGACTTCCTAAAATTAAGTCACGACGTTACTAGATAACCAGTAAAATGTCAAGGTTTCTTCGCATAGGATCCGATATTATCCATGTCCCTAGTCTAGCAAATGTTAGCATGACGACAAATTGTGTTGGTCGGCCTTATCTATGTCTGTACTACCATACACAGAAAATGCAGACGCTTTCATTTCCGAATCATGATGCCTGTGAAAAGCAGATGATGCGGATTAAGACTGCCATGAAGGCAGTTGAAGTTGCGCTGGAGAAGATTCCACTTGTAGAGGGCGAGATCACTCTTCCTCCGCAGCAGCAGCTGCAGCTGCAGAGTAGTGAAGTCTCACTTCCATGAACCCGCTCTTCTTATTCGGATTTAGTTTCGCATACTCAGGATATTCGGCAACAAGCCACCGCGCAGACTTTTCAACACGTTCCTTCGATCTTTCTTCCTGCATGCCCCCAGGTTCCTTATAATAAGCAGATTTCGGGGATACATTGTTCAGACGAACAATTGCACCATCTGCCTTAAAATACAAGATACTCCTCTGATAATCTTCTTTATCATCAAGAGTAATTTTAATTTCTTTTGTTCCAGGGTTAATACAGCCCCAGACACTTCCAATGATATATTTGAGATCCGTGCTAGGTGCAGCCTTCATGAAGAAACCATTTGCAACAGGATATACACCCCAGAGGCGCGCACCTACTTTCTGGCATTCTGCAAATCCGCGTGCAATGACATCTTTGAGGGAGCGGAGCGGTTTCTCATGGCGCCGAACCCGTTCATCAAATTCTAGAAACCCAGTAATATCATCATCGATATTTACAATCTTCTTTCCAATAGGAAAGTAATTGCTAATAAAGTTGCGGATAGCACCCATGCCGACGATGCCAACAATAATCCGCCCATACGATCCAGGTTTTAGTGTCTTTTTATAGATAGCCTCCTCTTCTTTATTGGCAACAAAGACATGAATTTTCCGCGGCTCGATGTTATATTTCTCTAATGTCGCAAGAGTCTTATCGCGGAGAGTTTCTGCACGTTTGTAAGAAGGGATAGCAATAATATACTCCTTTCCAGCCTTTCTAGTTTGTGTTACCATGCTTCTACTGGTAGTAGTTAAAAATAAGAAAAAGTCAAAAGATTTTTCTTAAATTTATTGTACCAACGGTAAGCAGGGGACACATGGATGCAATTAAAAGTTTTATAGGAACCAATTTATTTGGTTCGCTCATGGATCCAAATATAGATAAATTAGCTTCTGAGTATGGATCGAGACTAACAGGAAGTTTAAGCTCTTTTCATGGTGTATTAGATAAAGCAAACAGTACAAAAGATATCTTATCGAAGATTCCCGGAGTCAGTAGTCTTACAAAGGGTAACCTCGATAAGCTTCTTGAAGAGGCAAAAAGCTTTTCACAAAATCCAGGATCTCTAACACCTACAGCACTTATTCAGAAGAAAGCGGAAGTAGATGCAAAAATAAAAGTTATTGTAGATACCGCAAAAGATGAGGCAAAATCTATAACTCTGAAAACTGCTGCAGAAAAACTACAAGCAGCAAAGGAAAAAGTAGAAAATGCAACCTTTTCTTTTAGTCGTTTTATCTCACGTATGTGGAATTTTTTTCTTATTTTTGCGGCAGTTGTAATTGTTTTATACGGTGGTCGGTTGGCATCAATGAATTCGTATAATTATGGAGAAGCCTTACATTTCCGCTTATATTATTTCATTTATGGCTGTCTTTTATTTCCAATAAGTTATATTGCAGCAATGAGGAGGTCATTTTTAGGAATTAAACCTCCTGGTCCAAACTGTGAAGTTTTACTTGCACCTTTAATTGATTATGATGGTTCTTCTTGGTGGGTAAAAATCCTTTTCTTCTTATTTGTTTTTAAACGAATTATTCTTCCTCTTGATGTTACACCAGTTCAGCCTCTAGTTACACCTGAACTTAAGGGATCAGATGTATTAGTATAATAGAATGCAACCTTTTGTCTCGGTAATTACACCAACGTATAATCGACGTAAATTTATCCCAAGTCTAATTACCTGTTATCTCCAGCAGACATATCCTCTGGATAGAATGGAATGGATTATTTATGACGACGGCGATGATAAAGTGGAGGATATTTTCAAGAAGTTTGAGAAAAAAATACCTAATTTGCGGTATATTTATGATGAAGAGAAGAAGAATATTGGTGGAAAGAGGAACTTATTGAATAAGGAGGCAAAGGGTGATATTATTATTGCAATGGATGACGATGACTTCTATTTTCCAAATCGCGTGAAGCATGTTGTTTTTTCTTTTTCGCGGAATCCAACGTATGAGCTCGCAGGAAGTTCAGAAATCAATCTTTATTTTTCGGATATAAAAGAAATCTGGAAGCTCGGCCCTTATCATGCAAATCATGCGACAAATGGTACAATGGCAT